TCTTGCGACTGTTGACCCGCAGTATCCTGTACGGCTCGTAGACCAACTCCACCTCCCCGTACATCTCGTACGGGTCCGTGGCGCCGTACGGCGGGTCAAACATCACGACCCGCATCGGCTTTGGCAGGCTCGCCGCGAATGTGCTTTTGCGAGTCTTCCCGAGCCCCATCACGCACGCGTGCAACAGGGGCGGCTTCACCACGTCACTCACTCACTCACCTCCTGAAAAATCCCGGCCCCGACCAGGAGCAGCGCGGACACTCTGCCGACGGCGTGTTGTATCCGGGTTTTCACCGTCACATCGGGGGGTTGTCTCATCGTTCCAGCGCCCTCTTAATGCCCCACAGCAGGTCAACAACCGTTCGCCGAAACTCCTTCTCGTCTTCTGCGGCGCGGTCTCTAGATTCCACCTGCAGTTCTTGCCGCATCTTCTCGATGCTAAGGCTAGTTTTCCACCGTCGCTCTGAAGGCGTCGTCCACATCACTGCGCCACACCAACATCGTTCCTAACGTGCTCCATGTTCAAAGCCTCCGCCATAAACGACCTCCGCACGGTGTCCAGCGTGCCCTGCACATCCAGCATCACCGGGGCCACCACGTTGACTTGCGGCTGCGACATCGGTGCCGCGAGATACACCCGCGTCTCCAACCCCCCGGGCGCCGCTTCGAGCAGAATCAACGCATGCCACGGGATGTACACTTCCGCGCCCTTCGTCGTACTGAACGTCGGCATCAATGCTCCTCCACCTCCTCCAGTCCGTACACCTCTGCGTTATCGAGGTGCCTTCCCGCCTCGCAAAACTCCGCAAAATCGCACTTCGCAAACCCTTCGTACTTGTAACACGCACCGTGAAACTGGCCTTCCTGCTCTGCGTTCTCCAAAAGTATATCGTTCATGTTCAACCGATGTCGTATTGAAAGACGCTGCGCGTCCAATGCCCACTTACCAATCTGCTGTGGGTCTCGCTCGTACTCCCGATACCCCCACGACACATGCATCCGTCCGCACTCCGCATACGGCACCCCATGATCCCCGCACTTCCGCGTACTCGACGGCACCTCACTCATCTCGATGCCTTCGATAATCACGCCCGCGATTGGCCCCCCCGTGAGCCTTTCCGCAGCCCACACATACCCCGCCAACGCCGCGTCCATCCGATACTGCTTCCAAAACGCCTCATCGAGCCGACCGGTCGTCTTGAAATCGAGCACCCACCACCGACCATCCTTCTGTACAAGCGCGTCGATCCGCCCCCGGTACCGCACGCCCCTCGCCAACTCCTCGTTGAACGGCAACTCCGTATGCAACACGTCGTAGGGCAGGGCACTCAACGGATGCGCGCTCAACCACTCACTCAGCACCACCGAGGCGTTCTCGTACCGGCACCGATTCGGGTCGAGGTACGTCTTTCCCGCGCGCTTCTTCTCCACCGGCAAGCACACCTCGTCGCTGAACGGCTTGTACGCCGCCTTGAACAGCGCCAGCGTTTCTTCGACGTTCCCGCCCGTCACGACGTAATGCTCCATCACCTCATGCACCACTTGCCCCAGCGTCCTCGCCCCGGTCGTGTCCTTCCCCGTCCACTCAAACCCGTGCCGCATCACATCCGCGGTCGTGCACGTCGCGACGTCTCTCAACGTCGACGCACTCACCACCACATCCCCGTTAGAGTCGATCATGCAGCACCGCCAGCAACGTCAACGCGATCACGACCGAAATTACGAACCACACTTCGCTTCGCTCGGCGCACACGCCTTGCACCACGTCTCGCCCTCCGCGATTTCGATGATGTCCGTCCAAAACCGGCACCCCGCGCACTGCCACTCGATCAAGCCGCACGACAAACACACGCGCGACTCCTCGTCCTCATTCAGCACCAGCACGCCCGCGGCGTCGCACGCGTCGCAGTACCGATCCCCGAGGTTCTTACGCGTCATCGCGTCGCCCACGTCAGACACACTCCGAGTATTGCCCCAGCCGCAACCACCAACACTACAGCCGTCGCGACAAACACGAATGCTTCATCGCGCTTCATGCTTCCTCGCGCACACGACAAACGTCGCCGCCGCGTACCAGAAGTTCATCCACACGCATGCCGGATGCGCCTTCCGCGCCTTGAGGCTCTGCTCATACCAGTCCGGCGTGTGCCCCTCGTACTTACGAAGCGGTTGGCGCTCATCGCCGCGCTCCACACTGTTCGCGAAACTGTTGTGGTTCATTGCTCGCTCCCACAGTCCCAACGGTACTTTGTTACTGTTTCCGCTTCACGTGCAGGCAACTCTACGGTATACTTCACAAGGCGACATCCTTCGGGTGCCTCTTCGCACGCATACAACCGAATCGCTACGCCGTTATACTCTCCCGTATAGCTCCACGAGTCGCCGCGCGGTTCCTTTTTCCATACGGTGCCAGGGAACAACACCCGCACAGCCTTGATTGCAGCCTGCGTACTACACTGCACGCCTATCTCAATGTGCCCAGAGGAGTACCTTGCAATGGACGCAAAATACTCTAGCGGAATGCGCCGCAGCGCCTCTATGGCAACTTCCTGTGTATCCATTTGCAGTCACCTCCCAAACAACGCCTCATTGAGATCGTTGGTCGCGTCCTCGATCACCTGTCGATCGCACCAGTACCGCGCAATGAAATCCCGCGGGTGCTCACCGGGCTTGCGTGCGAGCCGCTTGACGTGCCGTGGCACCAACTCCAACTCGATGCACCGCTCCAGGCGCGCTCGCTCTTGCTCGTCGTCGTTCACAGCGCATCCGTAGCGAGCACCAGCACTTGCATCCAATCGTTCGGCACGAACCGCGGCGGATCACCAACGCAATCAGCATCCGCCCGCCCGTCCGCAATCTCCTCGATCGCGCGCAACGCGTCGCGTAGCTTGTTGATCACCCGCTGCTGCTCGATGAGCACCGTCCCCGCGTTGCACGTCAGCCTCCCTAGCAACGCCTTGACCGTCGCCTCATCCACTCCTGCCATCCGTAATTCGTTCCTACTCATTGTGGTCCTCCCTGTTGTCCGACAACCATCGCGAAATACGCCTGTTCTTCCGCAGCATGCGCGTCTTTCGCCTTGTATTCCGCGACCACAAACGCAATCAAATCCGCTAACTCGTTGTTACAGAGCGTTTGCCGCTCAATTGCTGCCGTAAGACTCAACATCACGGACGCGAGTGTGTCGAGTTTATACGACACCTGTACCGCTATCCGCGCGATATCCGCCGCAACGTCCTCAACCCGTTCCATCACCTCACACTCCCTGTTGTAGAGGTCCCTGGTCCATCGTCACATCGCCCGTGTACGCGTCCTCATCCAGCCCATCGAGGTAGTGATTAAACGCTCCCGCAATCACACCCCCAAGCACCGCCGCGAGAAACACCCCGAGCACATACGCCGCAATCGCGTGCTTACTCATCGCGTACCCACTCTTTCGCGTAGCCGTCGAACTTCCACCCCCGTTTTGCAAAATAGGCCCGCTGCAACGCCATGCGTCGACGTTCTTCGTCTTTTGTCTCCGCCTGGTACGCGTCGCGCTTCCATGCGGCTTCACGCGCAATCCACAACGGCTGCGGCATCTTGAACGGTTTTGGCTTCCCGCACTCTGGGTCGTGCCACCACCGCCACGTGTACCCAGCCGGCTTGCCCGTGCGCGCAACGGCCTTCATCTCGCGCGTTAACGCCTTGCACGCCTTTTCGTTTGTACACTCGCTCGAATCGTACGCCTCAACCCGTAGTGTACTCATCGCTCGAACTCCTCCTGTACGACACCACAGTGTCGACACATCCCAAACCGCCACTCATGCCCGAACGCGTCGCACCAGTCCTCGCGTTCTTCTTCGCTGTCGTCGCGCGGCGGCTCGTCGACGACACCCGTGGGGTTGCACCGCCTATCGCTGCCCTCTTCGGTCGGTGCGGTGCGGGGGGGAGGCTGGTCAATGGTCCAGGGTCCAGCGCCCGCGTTGCGTCTCCAAGCTTCCCCTCCGAAGCCCGCACGCTCGTTTGCACGCGCCCGAAGGCTGAACAAAAACTCATCTCGTGCCCCTGCAAGGGTCTGATAAGATACGTTATTGTCAACCTTCGAGCGCATGGCGTTTGAGTCTCTGACGTGACCCGCGAAGCTTTATTCAACGGCTCTCGCGCCGATCTTCAAGCACGGTCAGCGCCGCGCAGCAAAAACACTCGCGGCACCAATGCGCATTGTTACGGCTCACCGCAGCATGCCGCCTTAGGTCCTCATCGGGCAGCAAGCGCGCCTCACGTAGTTGATTTTCCCACGTCGGAGCCCAGTACGCTTCGTACTCCTTCTTGCTCATCGCCTTAGTTTTCATTGTCCGCCCTCCTTATGCTCCAAGCTCTTGAGCGCCATCACCAGCAGCCTTGCCGCCATGTCCTGAACGCTGCGACGCTGCTCTATCCGCGTCTGCACCACCACGCGGTCGTAGACCCAGCGCGGCAGCGTCCAGGTGACTCTTTTCGTCTCGTCACTCACGCGCGAGTTCCGGCCGCTTGAGCCGTTTTGCCGCATACGCATTGCCGTCGCGCGAAAGCGCCGCAAGGTCGTCGCCGTCGTAGTCGAGGTCGTATGGTAGAATGTCTACCAAGTCGCCGCTTGAGTCATAACAAAACGTGATGGCTCGCTCCGGCACGCTGCTACAAGGCCAGCTATCGACAAACGCCGCGACTTCGGCGCATGAAAACTGCACATTGAAACTGTGTCCTGCCTCTTTGCCCCCAAATAGTCTAGGCATTGCTTACTCCTTCCCGCGTCCAGGTGACTCTTTTCGTCTCGTTTCACTCACGCTTCAGAATCTCCTGCTTAATCCAATCGAACATCACGCGCGCGTCGGCCTCACCTGATTCCAACATCTCATAGAGCATGCCCGACGGCCCGTCGCTGTCCGGGCCATTTTCTAGCCGTCCCGGATTGTATTTGAGCGCGGACAGCAGGCCGTATAGCTCGCTTCCCTGCCCCTCATGATAATTCGCGCAATACCAGTGGAGCGCCTGCGCTGCGTCAAAATAGTCATAGTCAAACCCGGGTGTCATCGCTCACTCCTTCCCGCGTCCAGGTAACGCGTTTGGTGTCGCCGCTACTTGCCATTGAAGCCGAGGGCGGCTTGCGTCGCGAGCAGCTCCGCAAGGAAGCCGCCCGGAGATGAGGCTTTAGGCTTCGGCAATCTCGCATCGCGCGGCGTTTTGATCGCTTCATTCGCACACCCAGGGCAGATTCCTAAACGGCGCGCGTTCCCATGCTTACAATGCGTCGCCATCGTTTCAGTCCTCCTCTCTCTGCTGCGTAACATCCGACCGTACGGTGGTACAATCACTTGATTGAATCACACCCGCGGGTGTAACGACACGCGTTCAATTCTTCTCCGACTTGAGCGCCTGCGCTCGCTCGAACGCGTCTTCCGCGTCGAGACGCTCAACGCACGCCTCCCGTACCCATTGCGCGAGGCTCACCTCTGCAAGCCCTGCGGACTCGCGTATCGCATTGTACAGCAGCAGTGGAACCACCATGGTGAAGTTCCGCACGGGACCGACTTCAACGCCGGCCTTCGGGCGCCCAGCAGACATCTTGTATTCCATGCCTCTTGGACGCCGCTCGTTGTAGTTTATTCATTTATTGGGGCTCGGCATTACCCGGAGGAGGGTCGGCCGCTAGTACTCTATCATAATAACAAAATCGAGTATCGTGCGCGCGCGAGCGGCACGACCGCTGGGTATTGTCGAGCCCCAATAGATAATTGACCACGCGGTCAACGCGTTCTCGCCACCTTACGGAGGGCCATAAGTGGCCGCGACGACGGAGGACCCGCTACGCACCGCGTCAGGGGGGTAGCCCCCTCCCGTGCTGTCGTCTGTGGGCTGAAGAGTCTCCCGTAATCGCGGTAAAAATTTCAAGAGTCTAACGCACTGCGTAAAGGTGGACGGCCGCCGGTTGAATAGAATCGGGTTGAGTGCGTCTAAGGCGCAGTGATCGATCGCCTCTCGAAAGAGGACCTCGACCAGATCGCGCAGGGCATCGTACATTGCGATTGGGGCGAAGATATCGCCTGGCTGTGGGCGCAGGTGGCGCAGGCAGCCCTTACGCGCGTCCTCGACGACATCGCGCAGGACGAGTTCAGCACCGACGCGGACACGCTGGTAAACGAAGCGTGCTTTCTTCAGTCCCGGTGGGATTAGCCTTGGACTACACCGGAATTCTTGAAATCGACTTCCCGTACGAGTGCGCCGGCTGCGGGGATGCGTGGCTCCGGACGCCCAATACGCTCTGCTCGTGGTGTGAGGATGAGCGCAACGATAGCGCGTGGGCAACGCATATCCCGTGGCTGTGGGCGATGGTCGCGCAGGCGGTTGCCGTTGCGTGGGGCCGGCGTGTGAACGCATGGCCCGACGCAGACTGGACAACGTACTGCGATGAGTAAGTTCGACACCCTGGTCCCGTCCCGTATCCTCGCGGCGTGTACAGTGTTGTCAGTACGTTGCTGCGGCGCCACTCGCTGACGAAGACGCGAACGACGCCGTTTCGCCGTCCACGGCAGGCGAAAGCCGGCCGCTGGTACCCGGCGTGTGTCGGCATCATGCGCTTCCACTGGCAGGGAGAGATGCGGCTGTGGGCGTGGCTGATGCTGGAGACGTGGAAGGACCTGCGGGGGAGGCGGGATACCGAGAACTACGTGGAAGCGCTCGCGTGGGTGCTCTCGACGTGCCCGCGGTACACGCTCAATACGTTCGACGGCGTGTGCTGTGAGCTAGGGCTCGATGAGGCGTACGTCCGCGGGGATATGCTGCGGGCGGCGATGCGGGAGGCGGCGTGACGTCGACGGAAATCTGCCCGATCTGCCGGCTAGAGGACTGCACCTGTGAAGGAACCGACTGACGCCCCGTGTTATGTCTACATGCGAGACTGGAGGGGCGACCCACTCCCGTGGGAGCACGTTTGCTGCTGCGGGCGGCAGCGAGACGTGCATACGCGCCAGGCGATTGTGGTAGGGCACTTAGTTGAACGAGCGTGGTATGGCGAACGACCTGATTGAGGGCAAATCCGCCGAGCACGTCGTTGCGATGCTGCTCGCCGCGGGCAAGTACAACGTGCCTGAGATTGCGCGGTGTACGGGGCTTCGCAACAGCGAGGTGTACGCGCTGCGGGAGTCGGCAGACTTCCAGGAGTTGGTCACACACTACGCCGAGCGGTTCACGGAGAAGGAACTTGAGGAGGTGCGCTCGTTGCTCAACCGCGACGCCCCCGCGAACTTCGAGTTCCTTCGGTCAGTGCGCGACGGGGACTTCATGGGCATCAGTCCGCAACAGTTGTCGTTGCGCGTGCGCGCCGCGGAAACCCTCTTCGACAAGCAGGTAGAGAAGAAGGCGGCAGCCGACACGAGTAACCGCGTGGTGGTGAACCTCACCGCGGATGCCGTCCGCGCCATCAAGCAGGCGCTTACTGAAGACGATGGGCCGGTCATCGACGTCGAAGCCATCGAGTGAGCCGCCAACCGCCGACGGCGAGCTAGTCGTCCAGCCGAACGGGGAGGTTCGGCAGGCCGGCGCGTCCCAAGGCGACACGGCGTTCATCGCCGCCGTGCGCGCCCGCTGCGAGCGCAGCCTCTACGCGTTCGCGAAAGCGATCCTCAAGTACCACTTTTTGACGTCCTCCCTGCACAAGCCGGTCGCCGACTGGCTGTGCACCCTCCCGCCGTACCGCAAGTTGCTGCTCATGCCCCGCGGACACGGCAAGACGCAGTTGGTGCCCCGCAGCGTGCCACTGCACATGTGGGTGCAACCGAAAGATGGAAACCTGTACTTGCCGGGTACCCCAGGCAGCCACGCTCGAATCCTTCTCGCGGGAGAAACCGAAGCGATGGCAAAGGGCAATCTGCGCGTTGTTCGCGCTCATCTTGAGTCAAACGATCTTCTGCGCGCGTTGTGGCCGCATATTGCGTGGCCCGTTCCAAGGCGGGATGCGAAGGTGTGGAACGACACGGAAGTCATCGTCCCTCGGGATACCGAGTTCGCGGAAGCCAGCGCGCAAGCCGTCGGAGTCGGAGCCGCGATCACGGGCAAGCACCCGAATTGCCTCTTACCCGACGACATAACCACCGAGGCTGCGGCGAACAGCGATGTGTTGATGCAAACGGCGATCGAGTGGAACTTGAACATTCGCGCGCTGCTGTCGAGTCCGCAGGACCCCATCATCCAGACCGCCACGTATTGGGCGACGTACGACCTCCCGCACGTTCTTGAGCGCGACGCGACCTACGCCGTCAACCACCGCTTCCGCGCGATCGTCACCCCCGACGGCACGCCCATCTGGCCCGAGCACGTCACGAAGGAGGACGTCGCGCAGTTGGCCGCGGAGTTCGGCCCCCGCTTCTTTTTGCTGTACATGAACTCCGTCCACGACTCCGCCCTCGTCGACTTCGACAAAGCCGACCTGCGGTTCTTCACGATGGAAGCGGATTCCATCGTATTCAAGGCTGATCCGCGCGATACATTATTCCCCGCCGAATTGACCGACGTAGACAGAGCAATCGAAGGCGCTACGCTGCCCGAATTGGACTTGACCCCGACACCGCTCCCGCACCGAAAAGGCCGCGCCTTCGCCTTGTGGAACCTCCGCCATGCCCGTCGTCGCGCTGGACGCGATTCGTCCGCTCTACGCGTTTCTTGATCCGCACGGCGGGTCGGATCGCACGTCGGCTGCTCGTCTCAAGAAAGTCGCGAGCCAAGCCGCGATTGTCGTTGGTGGGCGGGACGACCGCAACTACTACATCGTCGACGCGTGGGCAGAGCGATGCTCCACCGACGACTTGATCGAGAAGATGTACGAGGTGGTGGAAAAGTGGAAGGTGAAGGCGCTCGGAGGCGAGGACAACGGCCTCGCGGGACTGTTCTACGACGCCATCACGCGGGACCCAAAGTGGCGCACCGCACCGCTGCCGATCCACCGCGTCAGTCAGCCGACGAACATCCACAAGGACTACCGCATTCGCCAAGCGCTCCAACCGCTCGTCGGCAAGGGCCGCCTCGTGATCGACGAACGTCTGACCAAACTGACCGAGCAATTCGAGTCGTTTCCCTTGAGTCCGTACAAGGACCTGATCGACGCGTGCGCGTCTCTCGTCCGCTTCATGCCTCCGCGCCCGACGCGTATCGAGCGTTCGGTTGAGCTCGCGGCGAAGCTGAAGTACCTCCGCAACACCGGCGCTCCCCCCGACGTCATCAACGCCGTTGCCGCCGGCAAGGCGCTCGCATGACGTTCCACGGCTGGGTCCTCGACCACCTCGACATCGCGCTCGTTTTGGCTGTTGTCGGTCTGGTCGTCCACTGGATACGCCGCGTGAACCGTTCCTTCGAGGACTTGGAGAAACTCCGCTACGACACCGGGCTGCGCCTTGCCGCCCTCGAAGCCGCCCTCCACGAGCACGTTCGCTTGAGCGATCAGGTCTGGGACGAGGTCGGTCGCCGCTTGGGCGCGCTCGAACGCCCCGCAGTCCTCGATAGTTGACACCGCGGGGCACCGCTCTACCGTGGGCCGAGCGGGTAACCCGCACGAAACGTAAAGGAGAACTAACTTGCCGTACGGTGCATCGCATGGACACGTCCACAAGGAGACCAACTCCCAGCCGGGAGGCCGCTCCGATTCCAAGACGTCAATCCACATGGGCCCCGCAGTCAGCGGGAACGTGAAGATGAACAAGGAGATGAAGTCCTCTGGTCTCGGCCGTCCGCTCCGCGGCAAGGTCGGCGCCTCCAAGACCTCCAAGCAGTACAAGTGACCTCGTACAAGTGTAAGGCGTCGGCGGTCAAAGGTCGACGCGGCCACAAGACTGGCCCGGGGCGAGGTCGCCACCACGGCGAAGCCATCGAGGATGGACCGCCTCGCCTGACCAACCCCGCGATCCACGAAGCGTCCCGGCGCGAAGACAAGCGCATGGACGAGCATCCGATGCAGCATCGGTTGAAGAGGCGACAGGTGAGGCACCTCAAGTCGTTCTCGCGGCACGCCCTCGGCCCCGAGCACAAGAAAGTCATGGGCTCGATGCACCCCGGCAAGCATCGCGTCGGCAAGGTGCGGTCGATGTGATGAAGAAGAAGAAGCCGAAGATGGCGGTGCCCGACCCGCACGGCGAAGTCCACTTCCACATCCACGTCCACGAGATGAAGGACGCGAAGCACGCGGCGAAGATGCAGACTCCCAAAAAGGAGTTCGCCCCGATGCGGAAGCCCGCGACCGCCGACGACCGCAAGCATTGGGACAACGCGGGCCGCTACATCGGCTTCCCGACCGTCGAGGACCCCACCATGTTTCCGAAGAAGCTCTTGCGGATCGGTGGCGCGGTCGAGAAGGAATAGGGGATGCACAAGGGCAAAGGCAAAGACAAGGTCCACAAGGTGATGCACGAGTACAAGCATGGCGAACTGCACAGTGGCTCCAAGCACGGCCCCAAAGTCGAGAACCGCCAGCAAGCCATCGCCATCGCCATGCACGAAGCCGGCAAGTCCAAGCACCGCGGCATGAAGTCCCGAGGCAAACACTGATGCACAGCGGCGGTCACTTCGACGACTCCGGCGACGCCGAGCGCAAACCGAAGCAAGCGCGCCCCAAGGGTAAGCCCTCGTACAACACCTACACCCGCAAGCGAAAGCGCCGCAGCCACGGCAAAGCGCACATGATGCACCCCTCCAAGGTCGACCGCGTCAAGGCGTACTGATGTGTGCCGTCTCGATGATCGGGGACCATTTCAGCCGAACGTGGCAGCAGCAGTACCCGCAGATCATTCCTCTGCCGAGTCCGTCGCTGCCACCGATCCAGCTCGGCGTCTCGCGTGAGGAGTTCGATGCCCTCAGGCGTGACGTGCAGCAGATGCACGAACTCCTGCGGGCGGCGAAGCGGTACGACACGGAGCACGGCGAGCCGGATTGCGAGATGGAGGAGAAGGTGGCGCTCTTGAAGCGTGTTGCGGAACTCGTTGGCGTTAACCTGTCCGACGTCTTCGGCTCCGGGGGCTAGAGTGTGCCTGGCATCGGCTCCAGCCTCCTCAACCTCGCGAACTTCTTAAACGCGGGGATCGCGAATCGCCGACCCGGCATCCTCGAAGGCGCCACGCCCGCGGCACGTCAAGCGTTGGGTACCCCTGCAAGTGGCGCAGCCGCAGGCGGTCTCGCAGGCGCCGCGGGGCGTCCCGGAGCCGGTCTCGGCGCGACTGCCGCAGGTGGCGGTCTTCTCGCCGGCACCGCAGCCGACTTGAGTGGCGCCGCGGGAGGTGGCGGCACTGGTGGCGGAGGTGGCGGAGGCGGCGCCGGCCCCGGCCCCAAGCAAACCGAGGCGCTCCAAGACCGCCTCGAAAAACTCCAGAAGCGCGAAGGCCGCATCGCGAAACGCGAAACCACCAAGATCGGCCGCATCGACAAGCGTGTCGACCGTCGCGAAGCGCGCCTTTCCAAGCGCGAAAACCGCCTCGAAAACCGCCTCGGTCGTCTCGAAGGCAAGAAGCAAACCAAGAAGCGCGAACACCGCGAAGCCCGCATCGAGAAGCGCATCGGACGCATCGACCAGCGCAAAGCCAACGTCATCGCGAAGGCCGGCAAGCGCGTCACCAACGTCCAGAACACGGCCGCACGCCGCACCGCAAAGGTTCAGCGCAAGGAAGCCAAAATTAGCGGGAAAATCTTCGGCTAGGAGTCGGCATGGCATTCACCGCGACCACCATCGAGAACTTGACCCTCGTCACGAGTGCGAGTTCCACGGCAGCAACGAACCTCTTCACGCCGTCGCCCTCCGAAATCGGCCGCTACCGCTTCCGCGTTGTGCGTGCCGTCTGGCAGGGCGCCACGGGCGGAGACTCCGCCACCCTCACGGGCATCACGCCAACCGCGACCGGCACCGAGACGCAAACCCTCGCGATTCTCGTCTGCACGCAAGCCGCCGGTCCCGCTGCCGCGCAGATTGCCACCGTCGACCAGATCAGCTTCCCGGATGAGTGCGAGTTTCGCGGTCGCATCCAACTTGCGAACACGTTGACGTCGGGAACCCTGACCCTCTTCCTCCACCACGGCTAAGTGACCTTCCACCTCGCGAGCACTGCCGGCGACGGCTTCTGCCTCGCGTATCGCTTGCGCCGCGACGGCCACCCCGTGACGTGGTCCGTCAAGGAGCGCGACGGGCGCGCGATGGGCAAGGGGCTCGTCGAGCAGGCCGAGCCTCGCGGACGCGACACCGTGATCTACGACGCCGTCGGCTCGCACGGACGCGGCATGCACATCGGCGGCAACACCCTGGAGACGTGGGAAACGCACCGCGGCGAAGGGACGAAGGTGATGGCGGAATACGGTCTCGCCATCCCCGACACCGTCGAGTTTACCAACCTTGAGAAAGCGCTCTCGTTCCTGCGAACAAACGACGGGGAGTGGTACTTCAAGCCCGACGGCGCGCATGTCCCGAAGTCCATGACCCGCAAGGGCACGAGCGAATCGCTCCTGCGCTTCCTCGCGTGGGCCGCACCGCAGTTGAGAAAGGTTCCCCGCTTCGAGTTACAGGCCCCTATCGACGACGGCATTGAGTTGGATATTGGTGTCTGGCTGAACGGCGCCGGCCCCGTCGCCTACGAAGTCTGCATCGAGGAGAAGAAGTTTTTGTATGACAACATCGGACCTTCTACTGGCTGCCAGTCAAATGTGCTTTGGGACATTCCTTTTGATTGCAAACTGTCCCGAATCCTCGATCCTTTCCTCGATCCTCTTGTTGACTCTGGGTATGTTGGTCTGGTGGGCCTCAACACGATGTGGACCAAGAAGGGAGAGCCCTACGGCCTGGAGTGGACAATGCGATTGGGTTTCGACTCCACGCAAGCCGAGTTGATGCTGTGGGACGAGTCGTTGGGGGTCGACCTCGCGGTGTTCGCGCAGGGCAGGGGGCACGGCTTCAGCCGGAGCAAGAAGGCCGGCATGACGCTGCGCTTGAGCACGCCGCCCCAACCCCAAGAGGACTCGAAGGATGACGAGAAACTTGCAGGGCTTCCGCTTGACCCCCAACTGCTTGAACACAATTGGTTTGCCCCCGACGACGTTGCTCTGGATGCTGACGGAAAGCCTGTTTGCGCAACGGGAAGCGGGTTCATCGGCACCGTTGGTTGTACTGGTACCAGCCTGGAGCGAATGCGAAAGCAACTCATCGACCGCGCAAAAAGCCTTGACATCCCCGACCTGATGTACCGCCCCGACCCCGTGTCTCGCGCGGACGCCGCGCTCAAGTTCCTCCGCGCCCACAACCTCTGCCCCGATCCCTTCTCCTAGACACCGTGTACCGCCTTGGTAGCCTCCCCACGAGGAGTCTACCATGGCTTTTCTCGCAAAACTCTCCCCGTATCTCGTCCAGTTCGGCGAAGCCTTACTCGTCGGCATTGGCGTTGGATACGGCGCATACGCCACGGGTCGAGAACTCCACGAAGCCTTGATCGCTGGCTTTGGCGCCTTCATCGCGAAGCTTCTCCCCACGCAGATTGCCCCTTCAGGCAAGGGCGCGTGAACGTCGTCCAACAAGTCGACCTCGAAGTCGGCCCTACCGCGTCCCCCGGAGGTACGATGCGCCTCGAAGTTCGCCTTCCCGCCGACGGTGTCGGCCGATACTTTACGTTGAAGCCCCGCGGAGCCGTCGGCGAAGACGTCCCGCTCCCCGCGACCGTCGTCCCCGTGTGGACCGCCTCCGTCCCCTCCGTTGCCGACGTGCTCGCCCACGACCTCGTCACCGGCGTCGTCACACCGAAAGCCCCCGGCACCTCCCTCGTCACCGTCACCACCGCGAACTGCCCCCCGACCTACATCAACGTCACCGTCTACGCCCCCGCTCTCGACCACGTCGACGTGGAGCAGACTTCGTGAGGGTTCTTGCCCTCCTGACGCTTCTTATCGCGTCCGCATCCTTCGGCTTCCGTCTCCCCGCCGACCAACTCGAACTCTCCCGCCCTCGCGCCACCGTCTACACCGACCCCCTCACCGGCACCCCCGCGACCGAATACGTCCGCTACGTCGAAGCCCAAGAACTCCCCTGGATCGTTCTTGCAGATACTCTCAACGCGTACCCCCTTTCGGTCCACCCAAACACCGTCGCCATCGAAGACCTGATGAAGTTCGGCATCAACTACGAGGTGCGCGGCGGTACATCCTACGAATGGTTCCACCCGACCTACGTGTGGGACATCTCGCGGCAGTTGATGGTGCCCGTGAACCTTCGCGGGAACTACACCGGCGTCACCACGCCTGCCCCCGGGACCGGCAACACCTCCGACACCCTCGCGCACCTCCCTCCCGGTCCCTTGACCACCGCGCAGTGCGCCGCACTCGCCGCCGCCGAAACCGCCCACATGGCGCAAGCGCAGGCGGTCTTGAATCACGACTCCGCATCCGCCGCAGCCCTTGAAGGTGCCGTTGTTGCAACTGCCGACGCCTTCGTCGCGACCTCGTCGAACAGCGCACAACGCCAACTCTTCGACCTCGTCTTCACCGGCGCGATCCACCCCTCCATGCCGCAATCCGAGGTCGACGCGCTCACCCGCCACCTCATGTCCGCGCACGCCCTCTGGACGATGTCCTTCGGCTGCACCGCCCACTCCCCACCCGACATCCCCCACAACCAACTCGCCGCGAACTACCACAACGAACTCCACTTGTGCCGCGCGCTCCGCCCTCGTGACGACGTCAAGCTTCGCGTCTACGACCTCGACGACCCGAACTACTACGTCACCGAAACCTGCGCGCAGATGGCGAACTAATGGCAACACTCAGCGTCATCGACATCAACGACCGCTCGAAGATCATCCGCGGGTCCATCGGCACCTTGAGCGCGCTCTCGACCGCCCTCACCTGGTTCGACATGGGCAACCCCGGCGCCATCTTCCCCTTCCAGTCCCGCCTCGCAGGCGCCAACCCCATCGCCGTCAGCGTCGAGGGCACGTTCAACGCCACCTTCCAAATCCTGTTGTCGCTCCAAGACACCACGCCCGCCACCACGCCCGCAGGCGCCTCCGCCCTCGCGGTCCCAATCCTCGGCTCCACCACCGTCCCCCAACTCTTCACCATCAACGAACCCGCCCGCTGGATCGCCTTCAACTGCTCCGTCTTCGGCTCCGGAAGCGCCACCGCATGGGTCTACGGCGTATTGCCCTCGTAGCCGTTGCGGCGCTCCTCTGCACCGCCGCCACTCACACCGAGGATAGTCAGCTTCACTACTTCCCCGGCGGTTTGAGTGGCCCCGGCGTCGGCGCCAGCGTGTTGCAGTTTGGAGCAGACTCGGCAGGGGGACTCGATTCTACGGCGGCGTTCCAAGCTGCTGTCGATACCGGCGGCCTCATTCGCGTTCCTGTCGGCACCTATGCGGTGTGCCCGACGAATACGGGGTCCATTCTTGTGCGCCATAACGGCACGCATCTCCTCTGCGACAAGGGCGCTACGCTCGTTGCAGGCACGCTCTGCCCGAACGTCATCACCTTGGCCGCCGTCGCTGGACAGGCCGTGTCCACCTTCGCGAGCGACATCACAATTGAAGGCTGTACATTCTCGGGCGGCAAGGCTGGCGCCAACATGATCATCGTGTCTGGCGACGATGCGGCACGCGTGAAAATTCTCCGTAACCGCTTTGAGCTTTCAGCCGCCGCGGTGGGACTCTCCAGTGGTGCCAACGGTGTTGGTCTTTCTGGGTCGAACAGCGTCGACATCGACGACAACCTTTTTGATACAATCATCCCAGGTCATGGACTCGGCGTAAATATGACACTGGGCGCGCACGATCTGCACATTCGGCGCAACAAATTTCGACTGTTGAACAACGGCATTTCAATCGGGACCGGCGCCTCTTCCATTCTTCAAAATCAGCAAGTCGAGGACGGCGCAGACATCAGCGGGAACAGTTTTGACGGTGGCTTCTATACAAATCCCCCTGGGCTCCAGTGTGGAGCAGGCGCTAGTTCGTGCACAAACAGTGGTGGAACAGTCACCTATGCCGCCACTACTCTGACGGATACAGGCCTTACTCTTGGCGGGCTCTGCTCCGGTGGGTTCTCTTCGACCTGTCTTGCGACCACAACCTGTTCTGCAAGTTGCCCGGGAAACATCATCCGCGCGATGGTCCCACTGGTCACCTCAGCGAATGCCGCGACGAGTTTCTTCCCTGATACTCGAATCAACGACTCCACGGCGAACTTTGTCGGAAGTAGTGTCCGGCACGGAGACCTCGTGCGGACAACGCCGAAGCTCTGCAATGGCATGGGCCAAGTGCTCATCTCGACGACGCCGCCCTTCTGCCCTGGCGGAGCCGGACTCGGCGGATGGGGCGATGGGTGCACATGCACCGCGGCGGCTGATTGTTCGAGCGGGGTCTGTGAGAAACGCTTCGCGATCGTCTCCGAGCCGCAATCCGACGACGGGACGAAACTGTGGATCGAGGGCTGGACCTCTGATGTCAGCCGGCAACCCGTCGCCGCTCCGCCACTCGGCACGCCGTACGTCGTCTATGATCCAACTCTTGGACAAGTGCACGATTTCAACAGCGGAACCGGCGTCATTAACCTCTGTATTGGGAACTGCACGGGGCCCATGAATGGCTGGCATGATCTACTCGGCACGGCGACTACCCCGGCCAATGGGACGCTGTACGAAATTCTCGCCACACGCCCGAACTATACTGGACTCAGTGTCGGTTCCTCGGCCCGCGGCCTTCGTATCTCTGACAACGACTGTCACCGCAGTTTCTCGGATTGTATTAGCCTCTTCGGCTATCGCTCCGTCGTTAGTAATAACCGAGTCGATGAGACTGCCGACGCGTGTTTCACGATGAACGGGCAATGGAACACGATTGCAGGCAATACGGCGAACCGGTGCGGGAGTTCCTGCATGTTCGTCGCTGCCTCCGATTCGACGATCTCCAACAACGTCCTGACCAACTGCACATGGGGAAGCCCAAACTCCAGTGGAACGCTTGGCGACATAACATTCAATACCGCCGCTAGCCGGAACATCGTGACGCATAACCATTTCGAGCGTATCCAGGCTATCCCAAGCGAACTTTATGGCGTTCTCGTCGAGGGCAGCGCGACCGCGGACGATGGGAACGTGCTTGACGGCAACCTTATTCGTGGAAGCTACGTCACATCTCCATACCGTTTTGACAAACTGAGCTTCGCGAATCCACCAACGAACATTCATGTGAAGAATTGGGGCGGTGAGGCGATTACGGTCGCGGGCTCTCCCACCTACACGGTTGAAGGAGGAGTCACGACGTCTGCCGGACTACCGGCCGGCACCGGGAACGGATCGTACGTCGGTTGTAGCGATTGCATGGTGGCAAATCCCTGCGCGGGAGCCGGCACTGGCGCGGTAGCCAAGAGGCAAGGCGGTGCGTGGGTTTGTAACTAGCGTCCTCGTGCTCCTGCTCGCCTCGGTCGCCTTCGCCGACCCGCGAGGCGTCGTCACCGAGGACTCCCTCCAGCACGTCTTCCCCGGCGGCATCGGCCTCCCCGGACCCCTCCAAGCCACCTGTAACGACATCATCCCTCCGGCAACGCCCGTCACCGGCGAAGTCCTCTACTGCAAAGCCGGCTCCGGGTGGTGTGCCAAAGACTCCGGCGGTACCGAACGCTGCACCGGCGCAGGCGGCGGAGGGGGCGGCGGCACCGTCACGCAACTGAACGCCGGCACGGGCATCACCCTCACCCCAAACCCCATCGTCAACACCGGCACCGTTGCCGCCACCCCCCACGCCCTCCTCGACGGCACCATCAACAACGACACCCTCGCGGGCGCTCCCGTCGCGGGCAACTTGGTCCTCTCGAACGCCACTCCTGCGTGGGCCTCCGTCGCCATGTCCGGTGACGTCACCATCAGCGCCACCGGCGCCACCACCATCGGCGCCGCGAAAGTCACCGATGCCGACCTCGCAAACGCCTACAGCGGTGTCGGCGCGTGCGCCGCTTCCAAGTGGGCCTCCACCCTCACCCGCAACGCCGCCCCAACCTGCACGCAACCCGCCTTCTCCGACATCAGCGGTGTCGCCGCCGTCGGACAACTCCCCTCCCTCGCGGGCGACGTGACCGGCGCCATCAACACCAACACCGTCGCCAAGATCAACGGCGCCACCCTCGGCACCACCACCGCAACCGACAAGAACATTCTCATCGCGAACGGCGCGCAGTGGCAAACCGAACCCGTGACAGGCGACATCACGTTGAGTGACCTCGGCGCCGTCTCCGTCACGCGCTTGAACAGTTCCCAATCCACCACCTCCGAGGCCGCGAACCTCGTATACGCCGGCCCCACCAGCGGAGCCGCCGCCGCGCCCACCTTTCGCACCCTCGTTTCCGCCGACATCCCCGGCGGTCTCCCGACCGCCTTCAGCGCCATCACCTCCGGCACCAACACTCAACCCGCCCACATGACTGTCGGCAACGGCTCACAGCTCGACTTCTCCGGTTCCGGCACCGTCACCGCCTCCGACGTCGTCTGCACCACCTGTATCAACCTCACCTCCGAGGTCTCCGGCGTCCTCCCCGTCGCCAACGGCGGCACGAACCTCTCCACCGCAACCGACGACAACGTCATGGTCGGCAACGGAACCACCTGGCAATCCAAAGCCGTTCCGCTCACGACCGCCGCGGGCAGCGTCCTCCAATACGACACCGTTGCCAACAACTTCCTAAACCACACCCTCGCCCTCTCCGACCTCCCAAATGGCACCTTCAAGGACCTCAACGTCGGCGGCAGCATTGGTGGCCTCTGCAACCTCGTCGGCGAGCCCCCAACCCCTGTCATCAACGTCACCACGCAGAACTCCATCAAAACCTCGACCTCCTCCTGCGGCGGCAACTCCGTCACCGTCAACCTCTCGCAGAACATGGCAAGCTGCAAAGGCGCCGGTGAATCAGTCAACTACAACTCCAGCACCGACACCTGGACGTGCCAAGACGCAAACCCCACGCGTGCCGACCTCACCGCCGGAGTCGACTGCACCGGCGCCACCGACTCCACCACCGGCTTCCAAAACGCCCTGAACGCGCTCACCGCGACCAACTCGACGATTTTTCTTCCGTCCGGCTGTGTGCTGCGCTTCAAATCCCCCGGAACCGTCAACCCAGCGATCACGATCCCCCAAAATAACATCCACATCCTCTGCGCGGACGAGACCGCCGGCTTCGCCGTCAACCGCCAGACCTGCCACAACGGCACGTACCCCGGAGCCGCCTGCAACACCTCTGCGGAGTGTACCGGAGGCGGCACATGCCAAGACGACTTCGGCAACGCCGCCGCGAACCCCTGTACCGCAACCACCTGTTTCGCCCCAACCGGCGCATCCACCTACACACTGATGAAGGACACCGCTGGGGGCAACGACACGTTCATCGAGAACTGCTCGTTCTTCCTTGCGCAAGCGTCTCCGTACCAGGTCTGCACGGGAGGCGCGTCCGCCGGCAACCCCTGCCGCCAAGAATGCGACAACGCCTCCACCACTCCCGGGCTCCGGTGTGAGACAAACGCCGACTGCGGAGCAGGCGTCTGCCTGCGGACCGCCGATTGCCATGCCGGCGTCGGCACCTGCGGCGGGTTGCCTTCAAAGGTTCCCTCCGGCCCCGGCAACATCCGCGCAATAGACTTCACCCGCACAACCCGCACGCACATGCGGCACGTCGCCGGCTTCGACGCCCTCACCTCCGACTTCTCCGTCCAAACCGGCCCCTTCTCCCTCATCGAAGACGTCGACCTCGCCCGCGAAGGTACCGATTGCACCTCGCCCATCATCGCCACCCCATCGGCCTCAACCTGCTTCGGCGCCACCACCGGCGGGCAATGCTGCTACGGTGCGTTGTTCAACAACACCATCTCCAGCGGCAACAAAGGCAACACGCAACCCGCGAACGCCGTCACCCAGCAGTTGATCGTCGGGCACGACTCGCAAGTGCTGCACTTCACGAAAGCCCGCGGCACGACCGCCTTCACTGGCAGCGGCACCGACACCCGTTTCGACGAAACCGTCGTCAAGCCCTACCTCGTTGGCGCCGACGGCACGACCAACCTTGGCCCCGGCGGTAACTCCACCAACGGCTGGTCCGTCGGAGACCACGGTCAAGTCACCAAGTCCTACGCGCTCAACCTCGCCGGCAGCGGAACCTGTATCAACCTGACTTCCTCCGACAGCGGCGCCGTCGCCGACAAGTGCGACTCAAAAAGCGGGGCGCTGTCTATCGGCATCAACATGAACGGCGCCAACAGCCACGCGATCGGAAACAACCTCAAAGGATTTACGGGGGCGGGCGTCGGCGTCAAAGCAACCTCGACCGCGACGTACGCCGGAATCGACACGAACTACATCGAATCCGCCGCCACCACCGGCATCGGCATCGAACTCACCGGCGACCGTCAAACCGCCAGCAGCAATCACATTGTCTCAAACGCCGTCGACCAGTTGAACGTCGGCATCAAAACCGACGGCTCCTCCGTTGGAGAGTCTACGATCACAGGCAACAAAATTATCCGCCCGACGAAAGCCTGCGTCTGGCTGAACAGCACCCTCGGCACCGGCTTCCGCGTCGACTCCAACGTCTGCGACATGACGACGGCAACCACCTCCTCCCTCCAACCCGCCTGCGCCATCAGCGACGGCACCTTCACGCAGCAATCAACCTTCTCCTCCAACTTCTGTGTCGGCGGCTGGCGTGACGTCACCGGCAACTCCTTCACGAACATCAACATCGTTGGTAACCGATTCTACGCAAACCAGGGTGCCGCCATTGCGGTCGCAAACGCGGGCGTCAACGTGCAAAGCAACTACTTCAACCAAAACGCCACTTGGACGACCTCCTGCGATCTTTCCTGCGCCGGTGGCGCTCCCGTCACTCGTGGCATCTTCTGCAACCAAGACACCGACTGCACCGCAGGCGGCAATACCTGCAATGCCAGCGTCTTCAAGTGCAACCCCGAACCCCTTCAGGGCTACCTCGGAGACGCCACCTCGAACTCCCCGAACGTTCATCCTTCGTGGGTCGGTAACTTGATGTTCAACAACCAGACCGCCGCCATGAAGCAATGCACCGTCGCAGGCGCCATCGGGCAAAAGTGCGACGTCGCGTCGTGCAACGGTGGCGCAACGTGCTCCGGCACGCCGCAAACCTGCCAGTCCGGCGCCGACTCCGGCAAGTTCTGCTGCCAGACCGCCGCAGGCGCGACGTGTGCCGTCCGCACTCCCACCGCGCACTTGATCGTTCCCGACTACGGCGCGTCTCAAACCACCATCACCAACGGCATGATCGCCGACAACATCTTCTTCGGCGGCACCGCGGGCGGCAACTACGTCGCCATCGACTTCGTCCGCTCCGCCTCTCTCGGCAACATCAAACTCACGACCTTCTCCATCACCAACAACTCCTTCTCCCTCCCCGACAACACCGGCAACGTCTACATCAAGCTTCCGTCCGTCGTGAACGCCACCTTCGGGAACCTCTTCTTGACGGGTAACCAGTTCACCACCCTCACCAGCGGCGTCGCGCCCACGAACTACATCGTCAACTACCAGGGCTCCATGGGTCCAATCACCCTCGTCAACGGCAAGATTGCGAACTTCGACTTCCCCACCCTCACCACCGCCGCACAAACCCTCTTCAGCGGCATGAATCAGGCACAGCAAAACACAACCGAGGCCAACACCGTCGAGACGATCATGCCGGGGTCGGGAACCATCTGGAAAATGACCTGTCAAATCCACGATACCCCGACGAACACCTCAACACGGGCGTTCACCCTTCGGCAAAACCACGGCGACACGGCAATGACGTGCACGATTACGAACGCAATCAAGCAGTGTACGACTGCTGCGGGCGCCGCAAGCGCCCCGATTGCCTTCGCCGCGGGCGATCAGTTCGACATGAAGCAAGTATCGGTAGTCGGCACGGCCCTCGCCGCAACACAAGGTACCTGCGTCGCCTACGCCTCCTTCGACACCGTTATGTAACCTGCTACGAGGTTAGAAAATGGCCCAAATCCGCGTCTCCGTCATTGTCGAGGTTGACGACGTCCCGGTTGCAAACTTCCCGTTGTTCTACCGCCAGGCTCCAACCGTCGTTCAACCCCTCGTCCGCACGCAAACATCCGGTGGCGGATTCATCGCGGTTCCCTCGACCGCCATGACGACCATTCAAACGGCCATTTTCCAGTCCGACCAGACCTTGTCGGTTGCGTTCAATGGTGTGGTTGGCTCACCGATCACCCTCTCCGCGGGCGGCGTGCTCGCCGTCTTGAACACCTCGTTGACAGCGCTCTCCGCATCCAACGCGAGCGGCTCAACCGCCAACCTCCGCGGCCTTCTCGCAGGCGTGTAGTGGCGTTTTTTACCGAACTCCACCCGGCGGCGCCCGAGTTGCGGCGCTCCCCTGAACTCGACCGCTATCTCGAAGAAGAGATTCAGTGGGAAATCGAGATGATCTTCAGCGACCGCCATCCGCAGGAGGTCGAATGGCGGGAGGACCGCCGCCAGTACGCCGCACGCCCCCGAAACGCGTACAAGAACACTCCCGTTCCGAACGCCCCGAACGTCGAGGTGCCTCTCGGAGCCATCGCATCCGACGCCCTCTACGCGCAGATGACGACGGTGCTCTACAGCGGAAATCCGCTCCTCACCGCTCGCGCGCAAGACGAAAACTGGACTGATAACGCGAAAGCCGCCCAACGCTGGGTCAACTACGTCGCCGAACAGGAGGTCAACCTCCGCCTCGCCACCGACCACGCCTTCACCGACTGTATCCAGATGGGCACCTCGGCCTACTACGTCCCCTTCACCGAGACCATCAAGAACACGCGCGTCAACCGCGTCACCAACCGCGGTCCGATGATCCTTCCGATCGCGCCCGAGAACATCCTCTGCATCGGCGGCTCCCGCGGTCGTATCCAAGACGACCGCATGTTTGGCATTCGGTGGTGGCTCTCCCCCGGCGAGATGCGCGTCCGCGCGAAGTACCACGGCTGGGACATGGAGCGCACGATGCCGTGCGCGCAAGTGGATTGGGTTCGACGCCAGCACGAGTTAGTGAACCTGACGAACTCCTCCAACGCGTGGCGCGAACAATTCGAGGTTATCGAACTCTTCCTCTACCACGACTACCACCGCGACGGGAACATTCTCGACCTCCACGTCTACTTCGACCGCTCCTCCCAGCGCGTCTTATCCGTCGACTTCAACGAATACGACGAGCGCCCCGTTGAGTTGATGCGGTATCAGGTTCGCCCGCACCTGGCATACGGCCTTGGCGTCATGGAGATGCTCCGTCCCTTCCAGAACGAAGCCTCCGACGTCCACAACCATCGCTTGCTGAACATGCTGATCGCCAACACCCGCATGTGGGTCGCGACTGACGGCGCTGTTCCCGAGACCCTGGAGGTCTGGCCGAACAAGGTTACCTTCGTCAAGAACGGCGGCGAGTTGCAAGGGCTCCAGCTTGGCGACGTCTACCCCTCAAGCGTCCAAGCCGAAGAAATCGTCGACGGCCTCGCGCAGCGCCGCGTCGGCACCGAAGGCGGCATCGGCACGGGCGCTCCCGCTCCGCACTCCATCGGCACGCGCACGCCCGGCATCACCGCCATGACGCAGATGCAGGCGGCAAACGCCCGCTTCACCCCCGCGTTCGACTCCATGCGGCTCGCAACGTGCGGCGCACTCCGCCAATGCCTGCTGCGCCAGCGCGAACAACTTCTCACGAAGGACAAACAAATCGAACAGCACATTCAAAGCGTTCTCGGCCCCGAAGACGGCCAACTCGTTGTCGACCTCCTTACGCAAGCGGACTTCGACCGCTACGTGCAAGTCGAATTTACGGCGGTATCGCCTCAGACGAATGCTGCCGCCGACCAGCAAGCCATGACGCTGCTCTGGCAGACCGCTTCTACCCAATACTACAAACCCATCATGGAGATGATCGCCGCAGTCTCCGCCCCGGGCGCCTCCCCCGCGCTCGTCGACGTCGCCCGCCAGATTGCCGAGAAGTCCACAGAACTCTTCGACCGCTACCTGCGCACCTTCGACCAAACCCGCGACCCGAAAACCTTCCTTCTCGACCTCTCCCAAAACATGGAGGCCGTCGCGCAGGAACGCCAACAGGGCGCACAACAAGAACAACTTCAAGGACTCATCGAAAGTCTCACCGGAAACAAAGGTTGACACCGTGTACCTCCAAGATAGCCTCGTGCGAACGTGGGTAACATCTACGCCTTGAGGGGACCTAATGGCTGAAGAGGACAAGGCGCCCGAAACGCCTGCATACGTCACCAAAGACCAGCTTGCCGAGACGTTAAACGGCGTCATCGACCGCATTCAGGGCTTTATCAATGTCGCTGCGGCGGAGACACGTACGGCTCCCCCTCCCGTGGCGGCCCTGCCGCAGCCGACAATCGACTTGGACGACCTCGATACCACCATCAAGGAAGGTGCTTCGGGCGGCGCGTCCAAGATCGACAAACTCGTGCAGGCGCGCGTTGCCGAAGCCCTCGGGAAGTTCGAGCAGACCAACGTCAGCCCACTTCGCACCGTTGGCCTGAACAACCTCGAAGCCATCGCGAAGCGCACGACGCTCAACGGCCTCGAACACTCCAAACGCTTCGAGAAGGAAATCGACGCGTTCATGCGCGACTGCACCCCTGACATTCGCGCAAACCCCGATGGCTGGCGAGAAGCCTACAACATCGTTCTCGGCCGTCACCACGAGGAACTGAAGCGCGAAGCCGTCGAAACCGCCATCCGCCAGGAGACGTCCAAGCCTCCTGCACCGTCCCCCTCCTCAGCCGGAGCCTTCCTCGACGACGAGATGAAGGTTCCGGTTCCCACCCCCGAAGAACTCCTCGGTCCCGAAGCCCGCGAGTTGATGAAGATCAAGGGCGCGAAGACGCCCGACGAACTCGTCAAGGGCATGGGCTACGCGTCATGGAAGGACTACGTCCGCATGGCGCGCGAGTGGGACCTGGAGCGCCAGTACGACGCCGACAACCCAAACAACCTCTACCACAACAGCCCGAAGGGCGTGAGGCGATATGCCCGTATCTGATCCTGGCTTGACCCGCGAGAAGGCGCACGACGTCATCGCGGGCAAAAAGGTCTCCCTCGAAGCCGACTCCATGCCGAAGGGCGACGCGCAGCGCGAAGCCTGGATGAAGGAAATGGAGACGCTGAACGCCCGCGCGAACGAACTCGCGACGAAGCTTGGCCTCGAACGCACCACAAAGCCAAAGATCGACCGCGAGGTCGCACAGGTCTTCGCGCACGAGGGCGACATTCCGCTCGAAGGGCTCGACCACGAACACTTCAAGTACAGCCTTGTGTGGCGCGACCCGTACAACCGCCTCGGCGGGCGCATCGTCTTCTCGTACAAGCGCGACGGCTGGGAAGTCTGCACATCGGGTACCCCCGAGTACGCCGCGAACCGCGAGTATCAGGGCGCCGACGGCACGCTCCACGTCGTTGACTGCCTGCTCATGCGGATGCCCCTCGCCGCCTACGAGGCCATGAAGACGAAGGAACTCCGCCGCCGCATCGCCCGCGAGGAAGGCGTCCCCGTCGACCTCCTCGAACTCGCCAACCGCGTTGGCGTCGACTGCAAGTGGGGCGCCGACGCACTCAACATGAACCCCGCGGCCACCGAACGGATGGCCCGCGCCTACGAACGCGTCAACTACGACCCGCGGCGCTCCGCCGCCATGGACATCGCGCAGCGTCGACTCGACGCAGCCATCCGCGCCGGCACAGTCCCCGGTGCCGAGATTCGGAGGTAACCCCTTATGGCTTCTTACGCAATCATCCGGCCGAGCCAGGAGCAGTACACCAAGATGATTGGTATGATTGCTTCGACGGCTCCGGCAACGCCGTGGCTCGACGGCGCGGTGCTCTCGACCGCCTCGGGCCTTCTGGTTGAGCCCGCCAACACTACCCTTGGCGGCTTCGCCACCGGCCCCGTCTACCAGACGACTCTCGGCCCGAACATCGTCGGCATCGCGGCCTCGCCTTTTACCCTCGCGATCACCGCCTCGGGCGGCAGCGCGATCGGCGCGGAAACGCAGGCCGCGGTCGGCGGCGGCTCCGCCATCACGGGCGTTCGACGCAGTCTCTACAGCGTGAAGACGACCAACTTCTTCGTTGGCTCCATCGACACTTCGGGTTCACAGGGCACTGTCGCACTCGCCGTCGGCGACGTCGGCACCCTCTTCTCACTCTCGCCCGTCAACGCCTCCGGCGCCATCACCGCAGGCGGTCAGTGGATCGTCAACCGCACGCTGCTCGCCAACGGCCTCACCTGCAAAGTGACACGGCTCATCGACCCGCCGGGCGCCAAGTTCGGCGACACTCCCGTCCCCGGCATCAACAGCGGGCAGTGCCTCGTAGAGTTCTCGATCTTGCCCGTCGCATGGGCCGTCTAGGAGTTCAGCCATGGCAATGACCCGCACAGCCTTCTCCACCTTCCTCCGCCCGGATTCGTACCGCATCTTCATCGAGACCGGGAAGGAACGTCCTCCGGAGTTCTCGCAGTTCTTCAACGTCGACGACATGCCGTGGAACCCGATCACGGACCGTCAGGTCTCGGGACTCGGCACTCTCCAGGCTATGCCCGAGGGCGAGGACTTCCCCGAGGATCAGGCAACGTTGGGAGGGTCAAAGGACTACGAAGCCGTCCCCTTCGGCTTGATGGTTCAGATCACCTACCCGATGTGGAAGGACGACCAGTACGGCGTGATGCGGGAATTGATCGCCGAACTCGCACGTTCGTCCCGCAACAAGCTCGAAGTCGATGCGTGGTCCGTGTGCAACTCGGCCTTCGACACCACGGTCGTCGGCTTCACCGCGTCGGAGTCTCTGTGCTCGACCTCACACGCCGGCTTCGCGGGCAGCGGCACCTTCTCGAACCGCCCATCCCCCGACGTCGGCTTCAGCGTCCTTGCCGTCCAGGGCAGCCTGATCCGCTTCGAGAACATGATTAACGAGCGCGGCCTGCCTCGCTTGATGGCCCCGACGATGGCCCTCGTCGCTCCCGAAAACAAGTTCCTCGCCCGCGAGGTACTCGGGTCGTCCGGCAAGCCCTTCACCGCGGACAACGAGCAGAACTCGCTGCTCGAAGACGACCTCCGCTGGATGGTCGTCCACTACTTCACGTTGGCCAAGCAGTGGTTCATCTCCGCCTCGCAGGGCGTCCACGACTTGAACTTTTTCTTCCGCGACCGCCCCATCTTCGACGTCTTCGACGACCCCTTCTCCAAGAACGTCCTCGCGACAGTCTATCAGCGCCACACCAAGGGCTTCGGCTCCTGGCGCGGAATCGACGGCTCGAACGGAGGCTGATCCATGCCTTTTATCGCCGGGTCCGGTCTCAACGGACCACTCAAGTACAAGGCACGCTCGCAGTTTCCGTTCGGCGTCAACAGCGTCGGCGGGAACGCCGCGCAGAAAGCCAAGTCCGCATACCTCGACGGTGCTCCCTTGGAGTACGTCGACGACCTTCCCGTCCTTGCCTACGGCACGCCCGACGACAACCCGCGCACGATCGGCTACGCGTGGAACGGCTGTTCGTTTCCCTTCTCCTACGCGACCGGCGTCGTCATGGAGGGCGTCACCCCGACCTTGACCGCGGCGTCCACCGTCGTCGCAACCGCAGGCGGAGGCGTCAACATCGTGACCTCCGCAGGCGCTCCCGCGCTCAACACCTACGTCTCCGGCACCAACTTCGCCGTCACTGCCGGCAAGCGCATGTGGTACAACATCCGCTTCAGCCTGCAAACTGTCGCCTCGGAAGCCGTCATCGTCGGGTTCGTGAACAGCTTCGGCGGCGCCGACCTGACCACACTCCCCACCGACGGCATCTTCTTTCTAAAGACACTCGCCGGAACCGACTTCTCCGCCATCGTCCGCAAGGCGTCCACCTCAACCACCGTTTCCTCGGGCGCGCTTGTCGCCGTCGGCGACGCCGTCCTCGCAGACACCGTCATCGTCGACCTCGGCATCCTCGTCGACTTCAGTTCCGCTTCGGGCCTCATCACCGGGCAGGGCGCCGTCTCCTTCTACTGCAACGGCAAGTTCGTCGGACAGGCCGCTTCAGGCGACGCCAACATGCCCACCGTCGCGCTCGCCTACGCCATTGCCTGCAACACGACTGGTGGCGCCAAGACGATGACCGTCACGCAGGGCGCCGGCATCACCGAGGTCTGATGCGCATCCAATGCCCCTGCAAGCGTCGCCGCCCCTCGCTGCGGCGCCGCCCCTTCGAGGACTCCGATGACTGTTGAGCCGCGCCACGTCGAACTCGCTCTCGACGTCAAGCGAGGTCGCTACCGCCTCGCGCAGTTGAAGGACGAAGACCGCCCCGTCGTCAACTACGTCCTCCACGCGACCTCCGACGCTCGCCTTGCGCAGATTGCGCAGGAGCAACGCCCGCACACGCGCGAACGCGCCTGGACCTACGCCAAGCAGCGTACTCGGTAACCCCCGATGCCTGATCGGGGCATAAACAACACCGTTGAGGACGTCGCCCGCGCCGCGCTTGCGGCGCTCGACACCGATGCGGGTCTGCTGCGCGCCGTCAAATGGACCTCCGAGCGCTACCGTGAGTTGACGAACCGCTCCCGGTTTCGCCACCTCATGCGGACCGGGGAAATCGTCCTTGACGCCCCCATTACCTCCGGTACCGTCACCGTCACCCCCGGCTCGAACGTCATCACCGCGGACGCCACCGCACAAACCGCCATCCTCGCGAACAACCCGCCCATCGGGCAGTTCATCCGCATTCAAGTCGCCTGGTACGAAATCGTCGACTACGACGGCACGACCGGCAACATCTTGTTGCGGAGTGCGTACACCGAAACCTCCAGCGGGGCAGGGCTCTCGTACCGTATTGTGCAACGGTACATCACGCTTGATCGCTCCGTGCGCTTCTTGGGTACGTTCGTGCATACACGACGGCGCCGCAAACTTCGCCTCACCAACAAACTCGCGCTCGACCTCCACTACCCCGGTCGCAACCTCATTACGGGTGGACCGCGCGCCGTCGCCGACCTCGGCACCGACCCCGTCACGCACGAACGCCGCGTCGAGTTCTACCCCTACAACGACAAACAAGAACTCATCGCCTACCAGTATTGGGTCGTCGCGCCCGACCTCTCGCAGCGGATCGACGAGTTACTGCCCAACGAGATCGACTTGGTACTCCTGAAGCAGGGCGTCCTCATCGACCTCTACCGCTACGAAATGGCGAAGCTGCTCCACGCCGGCAAGATCGAAGCCGCCGCGCTGATGCGCAACGAGGCCCGCGCGCAGCAGACGACGTGGGACTCCGCCATCGAGGACTTGATCCGTGCCGACCGCGGCAGCGAAGACGTCCAATTCGTCCTGAAGCTGCACGGTGGCGGCGCCGAGTACCTCGACGACCCGTTGATCCAAGACGCGCACGACGAGGTGCTCGCGCGCTGGCCTCTCTGATGGCGGTCTCCACCACCGTCATCAACACGGTCGCTCGCCGGCTCCGCGACAACGCGAATCTCGCGTACCCTCGCGCCGTCTTGATCCGCTTCGTCGACCACACTCAGCGTATCCTGAACGCCCACACCAAGTCGTTCCTCGTCCAGATCGACCCCGCAGGCGCCAACTTCCACACCTTCAGTTCCGTCTACAAAATCTCGACCCTCTTCGGCACCACCGTCTCGTCCATCGAAGCGCTCTACGACCAGGGCACAGGAGGTCCCGGCGGGAAGTACATCGAGCGCATCCAGTGGCCAACCCTCTCCCGCAACGACCCGCAGTGGTTCCGCCGGAGCGGCACGCAACTCATCTCGTGGTCCACCGTCGGGAAGGACCTCTTGGTTCTATACCCCATCTTGAACCGCCCCGTCTTGACCGGGGAGTTATCCTTCACCTACTGCCCCGCGGTCCCCTCCACCATCCTCGACAACGGGTCCAACGACATCGTCCTCGACGACTCCTTCATCCCTCTGCTTCAAGACATCGTCGAGGTCCTCGGGTGCCTGAAGGGCCGCCGCTTCAGCGAAGCCTCCGACCCCATTGCCCGCGTCGAGCAAGCCCTCTCCGCGCTCGGCATCGTTTATCAAACGCAGTCCATCCTTGGGCAAGTCTAATGCCACAAGCCGACGTCCTCCAACTCGTGACCGACCTCTCCGACGGCCTCGCCGACGCGACCGCCGCCACCAACTTCTACTCCGACATCGTCTTCCTCATGGGCACCGACGTCGACGGCACCCTCACCAACATCCAAACCGTCGCCAACTCCATCGGCCCCGTCTCGAACGTCACATCCCCCGCGACCACCATCACCGAACTTCTCGTCATCTACGAAGACACCGAACTCGACCGCGCGAACCCTACCGAGGTCACCGCGTTCAACCCGTACTGGCGCGCCACCATCGGCGAGCCCCGTGTTTGGATGCAGGAGGACCGCCCGAAGCACCTCCAGCGCATCCTCCCGAACCCCTCCCGCCCGCAAACAGGGCAGGGCGGCGCACTTCCGCTCGATCCCACCACCACCGACCCCGGCTTCGGCGCCACGACCTTCATCTACACCGAAACCCGCACCGACGTTCACCCCGAAGAAGAACTCGCCCTTGCGCTCGAAATCATCGCACGCGAGTTCGCCCGCGACAGCGACCACACCGACCGCAACCTGGCGCAAGCGTGCCGCTCCCTCTCCGGCGTCTTCTTCCGCATGATCGCCCTTGCCATCTCCGATCGCGCTCCCGCATTCCTGAAAGCCCTCGAAGAGGACACCGAAGGCGAAGGTGGGTGATGCCAATCGGCGACCCTCTCTACCAACTAAACGACCTCGTTTCCCGCGTGAAGGTTCTCGAAAACGCCGCACGCGCCGCCGTTCCCGGAAACCGTCCGTCGCACGGTCCCGACCACCCGCTTCTTCCCGTAACCAGCCAGGGCCAAGCCGTCCCCGGCGCCGACTCTGACCTCCTTTCTCGTCTCACAACCGCCGTTCAAGCCTCACTGTCGGGCGTCGAATCCCTTTACGACGTTCTCACTGCTGAAGAAGTAACCAACTTCGGCGGCGGCGCCACACAGGTTATCCACCGAACCAACTACATCCGACCCGATCCCATCGTCGGCGACGTCTTCCGCATCTTTGCCGCAGGCGACATCCAAAATGGCACGGGGGGCGCAATCAGCGTGGATTACTTCTTCGACATCTCCGGCGGCGGCGGCGTAACCCTTGCAACCTTCGTTGTCGGCGCCTTCAGCGAAGTTCGCATGTTTCAGTTACACATCCTCTTCACCGTCACGGTCGCCGGTAGCGCGGGGGTCGCCTTCGTCATCACTCGCGCCACTGACACCGTGGCAGCAACCCTTGGCATCCCAACGAGCATCAACGTTGACGTCCTTAACGAGGTCCATCCTTCGTTCAACCTAGTTGCCCCCGTTCCTCGCCTCTTCTGCACATCATCCGTTGTTGACGCGAGCATCGTTATTCGCCTTCGCTCTTACACTCTCGAACGTCTCGGCCCCGCGCCGTTCAACAAAGCCTAATGCCCGTCGGCAAAGCATCCTGGCGCGACTTCTCCACCGGTATGTGGGTCAAAGGCCCGCGCGAGAACACCCCCTCGGGAGCGCTTCGCCGCGCCGTCGGCACCCACGTCCAGAAAGGGCAGGGGAGTATCCTGTCCCGCTCCGGCACCGTCCTCGATGTCGCCGAGTTCGTCGGCCACACCCACACGATGGGGCAGTTGGGGACCGTGCGGGTCGTCGGTTTTTCGCAAACCTTTGCCACCGAAAGCGGCGGCGTACTGACAACTGCTCCCGCTGTATGGCAATCCGGTGGCGGCAACCCCTCGGGCTCGCTGACCGATCAGCGATGGAACCTGATGGAACTGCCAATTCAGTTCCTCTCCACCTCACCCAACGTCGCCGCCGACCTCTCCACGCCCACCGGCAACAACCAGTCATACATGTTCGTCTCGAACGCGGGTACAGCCTTCAAGTTCGACGGCACCAACGGCTCCTATTGGGGTATCGACGCCCCGCATCATCTGTGGGTCGAGAATCTCACCGTCACGCCGCAAGCGGCCTCCACGAAGGTCATCCGTTCTTTGGATAACCTCACAAACGCCACGGGCGCAGGCGCCTCGGGCTTTGCCGTCGTCGTCGACACGAACCGCTTCGTCGAGGGCACCGGCTCCATCCGGCTCGACTGCATGCGCGACAGCGAAACGATCGCAACCTACTCCTTCGCCCCCGCTGGCTACACCCCACTCGACCTGACCGCCTTCTCCGTCCCCGGCGATTCCACCGACGAAGACTACATCCAGTTCTGGGTCCACATCGCGCGCCCCGTCAATATCCAATCCATCAACATCAAGTTCTTTGTGCAATCCTCTGGCACCTTCGACAATACCAAATACAACCAAGACCCAAACGTTATAGGGGGAGCATCACCGAACACCGCGCCGTACTCGAACTACTACTACACCGAGTTGAGCGTCCAAGTTGTCAAGGAGAAGCGCAAACGGCAGCTACTCGGCCTCGGCGACTTTGTCCCCTTCGACCCCGAAAACAAGCAGATGAAGCGCTACCTCGCGCATCATCCGCCCGACAAAGGTCCCGACCTCGACGCGCTACAATTTCTGAACCCCAAAACGATCGCCGTCTCCCGCAACACCTGGACGAAAGTCACCATCCCGAAGGGTCTGTTCGACCGTGCCGGCAACGCGGGCGCCGCCAACCTGACGTGGGCCAACGTCGTCGGCATGCAGTTGAGTGTCGAAACCAACAAATCCGGCAACACGTCGGTCTGGTTCGACGACGTTCGTCTCAACGGCGGCGTCGGCACGCGTGGCGACTACCTCTACACCGTCACCTTTCGAAACGACAACACCGGAGCGCGTTCCAACCCCCCATACAAACGCGCCACCGACGGCACCATCACTATCGTCACCACACCCTCCGTCACCCTCGACCGTCAGGGCACCTCCATCACCGGCTTTCCTGCTGTCCTCGCTGCCTCCAACTTTCGGGGCGGCGCGCTCGAAGGCGGCTTCCCCGGCGTCGTCGACAACCAAGTCACCCACATCGAGATATGGCGCACCATCGGCAACGGCAACCCCGGCAAATCCAACGCCCTCTTCAACGCTCCCACCTCCCTCCAAATGTTCCTCGTCGACAAGATCGCCATCGGCACGACCTCCTACACCGATTTGACCGCCGACTATCCCGGTATGCACTCGCTTTCCGGCGCGAAGTTTCTCAACTCCGATCAAGAGATGGAGTTCGACAACATGCCGGTGTGGAGTGTGAACGAAGCGATTGGCACCCCGCGCTCTAGCACCATCACGCAATCGGTGTATCACGCGCCCACTGGACGCGTCTTCTTCACGGATTCCTCCCATGCCTCTCGCGTCTTCATCACGCCTCCAGGGCGACCCGAATCCGTCCAAGACTTCATCGAACCCACCTCGTTGAGCGTCCCCGTCGTTCGTCTCGTCGTCTGGAACGACAACCTCTACATCTTCACCGCTCGCGGCGTCCTTCAGCTTGAGGGCGCCGACCGCCCCTTCTTCGCCACCCCGCTCGCGGGCGTCCCAGGCACCCCGTACCCCTACACCGTCATCGCCACCCCGCAGGGCATCTTCTACGTCTCGCAAGACGGCGCGCGTCTCTTCGACGGCCAAACCTCGACGCTCGTCGCCGACGCCGCACTCGATCCCCTCTTCAAGGGTGCCGCCACCACTGAGGGCCTCCCCGCGATCAAGAACCGCACCATCGACGGCCTCACCTACACGATGCTGGCCTCCTACGGGCGCAACGAAGTGTTGCTCGCCGACCAGGGCAATAACGTCTACGGCTACAACATCGCAGACGACTCGTGGCGCGTCATCCCGATCGCCACCGTCATGGTCCTTGCGCACGACAAGGACGACGGCACCAACAACGGAGTCATCCGCGCCGGTATCTCGACCAACATTGGCAAGTCCACCACGTACTGGTTCGACGGCACTGCCGCGGGCGAGCAAAGCGGGGTCGTTGGAGAGGCGACTACCGACGGCGCCGGCCTCTTCTCCGGCGGTCTCGACGTCCAAACCCCTTCTGTCTTCGTCGCTGGCGAAAACCAGGGCATCATCATGTTGCTCTTTATCGAGGCAGACACGCAGGGGCAATCCGTCACCGTCGCCATCGAGACCGAATCCACCACCATCGCCTGCGGCACCATCTCCTCAAGCACCAAAACCCGCTTCGAGTTCAACATTAACCGCATCGCCAATCTCGCCGCCGTCCACTTCACCACCTCATCCCCCCTCACGTCCCGCATCGAGATTAGCTCTATCGAACTCCAAATGTACGAGTCTGCCGGAGAGTAACCCGTGTCGTGGTTCTGGTTGCCGCTCATCGCCGTCATCAACGCGAGTGCGCTCCCGGACGCGACTATCGAACGCTGGACCATCGCTGTGCAAGAGCAAGTCCATAAGCAATTCGCTCCCGCGTGGGGGTTCGACGCCACCATCGAGTTCTTCCCGCAATACACCTCCGTCCCGAACACCGCCTGGATTCTCACCGTTGAAACCAACCGCCATTCGCTCCCCGGAGGGCACCGCACCATCGATAAGGAACGTCCAATCGCGTACGTGAACCTCGCCCGCAGGGGCAACCCGTCCGTGACGTTGAGCCACGAAATCCTCGAAATGCTCGCGAACCCCCACGTCAACCGCTATGTCGAAGACACGGACATCTTCTATTTTCTCGAAGTCGCCGACCCCGTTCAAGACGACGCCGACGCCTACCCCGTCAAGGGGGTCCTCGTCTCCGACTTCGTCTTCCCCGCGTGGTTCGATGGCCTCGAACTCGTCCCGCAACGCTACGACTTCGTCGGCCACACCCGCGTTCCCCGGAAATGCCTCCCTGGAGGCTACATCCAAACCCTGAACTCCCGTACCGGCGTCTGGGAGTGGCATTTTGGCTCATGATCGACACCGTTTCCCCGCCTGCCTATACTGCCCCGATGACGCTCCTTGAGCGGAACCCAGCCACCGATGCCTGCCTGCTCCACTGGTGGCTCACGCTCGGCTCCGACGGCGACTTGGTCCCCATGTTTGGCCCATGGGCCGAATCCGCCGCTTCCTTCCTCGCCGAGTTCACCCGCCCCGACCTCCGCTTCTGGTACATCATGGAAGACAACCGCTGGATCGCGTGCGAGTGGTCCACCCCCTTCATGGGCGGTGCCACCTTCAACTTCTGGATCGCCCCCGACCACCGTCACGACCTCGAACGGCACGCGTCGCTGCACGCCCGCATGTACGCGCAGTGCCTTGCGATCGCGCAGTCCTCCCCCGTCACCATCTTCGTCACCCGCTCCGAAAAGGTCGTCCGCATCTCGCACCACTTCGGCTTCACCGATTGCGGCGCCATCCCGTACCTCTTCCACGGCGACACCGCATACGTCGGCTACATGACTGCCGCGGACGCGGAATACTACGCACAACCCCCCGAGGCCCACTATGGGCAGTAAAACTCCCAGCACCGCCGCAGCCTCGCAACTCGCGCACCTCTCGACCAAGACCTTCTTCGAGTCCGACAAGGCTCGCAAACTCTTCTTTCAGCAACTCGCCGAAGGTCTCCAGACCGGCGGCGTCGGCGCCCGCATCCCGATCATCCAGCGCGCCACCGAAGCGCAAATGGCTGCGGACGCGCAGGCGAACCGTCAAAACCGCGAAACCACCGCACGCGCCGGCTTGAGCGGTTCCCCCTTCGACGTCGCCAACCAGCTTGGCGCCCGCACCGCACAGTCCAGCAAGGAAGCCGCAATCGGGCCGAACATCGTCCAGCAGATGATCGGAGGTGCCTCCGAAGCCACCACCGCAGCCACCGGCATCCCCGGCTTGTCGAGTGCCGCGAACATCAAGCAGCAAGCGGCATCGCAGGGAGCCTCGATGCAGGGGCAAGAAATCAGCGCAGGCGCCAGCGCGGGCGGGTCTATCCTCGCCGCCGTGCTCGCGTCCGCTCTCTCCTCAGCGTAAGTCATGCCATCCGGTCTCGCAGCAGGCGCCGGCTTCTCGGGGTTCGCCGAAGGCTTCGGCAACACCTTCGCGCAAATCTTTGCACAGAAGCGTCTTCAGAAGACGCACCAAGAGAACGAACTCCATCAGTTCCTTCTCAAGTCCGCCATGAAGGGCGACATCCCCTTCGACAACCCCGAGGTCTCGAAGGCCGCAAAGTCGCTGTTCGGCAAACACTCCGACGCCGTCTTGACGGTCGGCCAAGCCGTCCTCGAACACCACCTCTCGACGAAGAACGCCTTCGCGCAGGACCTCGAAGACTCGGGTGGCGACGTCGACGCCGCCGTCAAGACTGCGCTCGCCAAGGGCCACCAGGTCCCCGAAATCGCCACCTCCATGCTGACGCAATACGGCATGCGCCCAAAGATTGCCGCCGCGGAGACCGAGGCCACACGCGCCGGTCGCGTCAAGACTACCGAAGAGACGACTGCCGCCCGTGAGAACGTCGAGGAGCCGTACCGCCAACAGCGCGAAGGGCGTGCAGAAACCCGCGCAACGAACCGCGAGACTCGCGCCGAAGCCCGACGAAAGGCCGACGCCGCCGAGAAGCGCCAACAGAAAGTCGCCGACGACGCGGCAAAAGAGGAAGCCAAACTCGGCGCAGCAGACGAAAAGCTCCTCCCCAAGAACATCACCGACCGCTTCGAGGCCGTAGACGAACGCGGTACGCCGCAGCCGATGGCAACTGTCGGAGACTTCAAGGCCGCTCGTGCGAAGAAGTGGATTCGAGAGAAGGGCGGCTTTCTTCAGTCAATCGGTCTTAAGCCTCCCGGAGGGCGCCTTGCGCCCGCAGCACCGTCCGGCGCACACCCCCTCGACACCCTGTACAATTCCCTTCCTAAGTAGGAATGCCTACCGACGAAGAGAAAGCAACCGCGATCCTCGTAGCGGAAGCTGCTGGGAAGCTGTCTCCGGAGCAGCAAGAAGGGTTGAATCACCTCCGAAAGAGTGGGCAGTTTCCAACGGTCCACATCCCCGTAGGCGACCCCTTCATCGACGCCGAAGAGGACCACTACGGGTTGCCGAAGGGCATGCTGCACGCGGTGCGTCAGGTAGAGTCCGGCGGCAGGGCCGACGCTGTCAGCCCCACCGGCGTGACCGGGGACATGCAGATCACGATGGCAACCGGCGCTCCGTACGGCCTCACCGAACTAAACCGCACCAACCCGTACAAGAGCATCGACGTCGCGGCGCAAATCCTCGCGAACAACCTGAAGGAATCGAAGGGAGACGTTGTTGCCGCGCTCAAGGCGTACGGCGACCACAACGAGACCGGCTACGCCGACAAGGTGCTGAAGCACTGGACGCCACAGCCGCGCCCTACGCAAGCGCCATACAAGGCCGCGGCAGCAGGGCAGCCTGCTGCACCTCCAGCAGCCCCCGTCGAAACCCCCCAACCCGAGGGTACCTCCACCACCGACACCCCCACCACCACTGAGGAGCCCGGCGGCACCGCTGAACGCTTCCTCCGTAACGTCGTCGGCCACACCGTCCTCACCCCCGCAGCCGACTTCAACTCCTTTGCGCACAAGTTCGGCCTCTCGTTCCTTCACCCCATGGACCCCTTGACCGCGCGCCACGCCGGCCTCCAGTACGGCACCCCTGGCGCCGCCGACTGGCCGTCGAAGGACCCCGAGGGCATCCTTGCAACCACGGGTGCCGCCCTCGCGCCCACCGAAGCCCTCTGGCCGCAGGGTGCGCTTGCGTGGTCCTCCGTTGCCACCCTCACCAACAAACGCTTCGCGGACACCGTCGAGGGGGCGTTAGGTCTCTTTGAGACCGGCCGTGGCGCCATGAAGACGTACCGCGCGCTTCGAGGCCGCACGCCCAACGAGGTCGCCCACCTCACCGCCGTCGAGCGCTCGAAAGAAGCCGCCGACGCCGCCGCCGATGCCAAAGCCGCACACGCCGCCGTCGAGGGTCGCATCATCGAGGCCGAAGACTTCCACCGTGCCGCACAGGAGCGCATCGACTCCGAGATACGCTCCCAACCCTCGACCGCCTCCGCCGTCCGCGACGCCCTCAACCTCCAAGGCGCCAACACCGGCGAAACCTCCGGGCGCATCCTCCAAGCCAACCCAAACCAGGCCAATGAACTCCTCCCCGGCGCGCAGGCCGGCGTACAAGCCGGCATGAGCCGCCACCTTGCCGTCGCCAACAAGAACTACGAAGCCGTCCGTGTGATGGGCGACCAGCAAAACATCATCCTCTCCCCGCACAGCGCCGACCACCTCGCGTTGCTCGACGCCGTCGACGACTACGTCACACACGGCGGGTCCGAAAGCGACGGTGTCGTCCGCGACATTCGGAACCTCGGGCTCGTCGGCCTTCGCGACATCCGCACCGGAGAGGTTCGCGCCCTCAAGGACCCGAAGCAAATCGAAGAGGCCCTTGCCTCCGATCCAAACCTCGAACGCGCCTACGGCCCCATCACCTATCGCGCCGTCTCCGAGATGTACGCACGCCTCGCGAACATGGCCCCAACACCCGCGCAGTACGCGTCGAGCACCGACCGCGGCGCCCGTGCCTTCTACCGCCTCACCCGTGGCACCCTCAAACTCGCGATGGAGAAGCTTGAACAGGTCGACCCCGCGATGCGGGACGCCGCCACAGTGGCCGACCGCCACTACCGAGATGTCGTCGTGCCGTACCGCCGTACCACCAAGGCGCTCACTGGAGCCGCCACCGAACCCGCCGCCGCCTTCGACAAGTTGGTATCCAACCCCGCCTCCATGCTCCGCTACTTCGACCACGCCACCGAAATCGAGCGCAACTCCCACCGCGCCGCCTTCCTCGACGGTCTCGTCCGCAAGAACACGAACGCCCTCGGCGACCTCGACTACAAGGGTCTACTCAAAGACTGGAACAACACCGACGAGACCGTCCGCGACCTCGTCTCGTCAGGGTCCAGCACGCAGGCCGGTCGCGTCCTCGATCAATGGGTGGCGCGCTCGAAGAAGCTCGACGACGCGCAGGCCGACCTCAAAGCCTTCAAATCGAGCCTGACTATCCCTAAACGGCGCGCACTCAAGGACGCACGAGACGACGTCACCACCACCTTGAAGGCTCTCAGCGCCGCCAAGGCAGAGGCCAAGCGTACGGGCGCTCTACCCGTTGGTAAAGCCGAGCGAGCCGGTCGCCTCCACATGCCCTTCATCGGGCGCATGCACGCCGTGTCTGCCGTTGTGAACCTGCTCCACGGCAACTACCCGTACGCGCTCCTCCAAGGCGGCCTTGCCGCGATGTGGCTACGGCGCCCTAAACTCGTCGCGGAGGCTCTAAAAACGCCGTTAGGGCACCCAAACTACCCGATGGTCGCCGCGGCGTTGCGCGCGGCAGCAATCGAACTCCACCTGGCTCCTCCGGATCAACAGGAGGGCGCTCCGCAAACACCCCCAGGGCCAGAAGCAGACACTCAACCCCTAGGAGCGCAATAGTCAGCGGCCAGCCGACGAAGCCCTGCGGCAAGATCAGCACTGCCGCGAGCGCCATGAGGCCGAGCCGCCTTCGGTCCATGCCCCGCGCCTAGCACGGGGAAGGGTAGGGTGCAAGAGGCTAGTCGTCGAGCCAGTCGTCTCCGGCTAGCGACTGCCCACACGTTGGGCAGAACTCCTCGGGGTGCTCCTCGACGTACTTCTTGTGCGCTTCTGTGGCCTTCTGCTCTCGCTCGACGCACACGGCGCAGTCCTTTGAAGCGGTCGCGCTATAGGCGTGAGACGCCAGATGGTCCATCCAGAAGCGTTGCTCCTTGCGTAGCCCCTCGTCTATCCCCTTCAAGACATCGTACTGATCGGTCTCAAGGCCCGTAATCTCGACGGAGAGCCCAAACTCCTTCACGTCGCCCGCCATACTACAACCCCGCCTGTCGGATCAAGGCTTCGAGGGGCGCGAGGGCTTCGTCTAGGTCCCGATAGTACGGTTTGAACTGCCACAAGTCTACCACTCCTCTAATCTTCTCCACCTGCGGCTTCAGGTCCCTCAACGGGATCACGTCGAGCGACCCCCACGCCTCGTCATAGACTCTCAACGAACCCACTCCCCTTACACGCCCGACACGTATCCGTTCGCTTCGCCGTTGCGCACCACGGGCACTTGACCAAGTGGTCCGCGGCCTCCGCCGCAGCCTTCGCGCACGACGAGCACCCGAGTACGGGTTGCCCGTGCGGACACAAGATGCCGCGGAGGTCCCACACTCACGCCACCCCGACCCTCTTGAACTTCTCCCTCGACTCCCGCAGCTTCTTCCACAAAAAGAACCCCCAGCCGCAGATGTCGAGCAACTCCTCCTCCAACTCCCCGAACAACTTGATCGCGGGGTCGTGCAGACTGCGGTCCCCGTACTGCGCCTCCGCGGCGTCTATCCTCTGCTGCACTCTCGCCTGAAACTCGACGAAGTCCCTATCGTACATCCTTCCCCCTCCCATGTAGACAATCCCCTTTGATGCCCACATGCGTCGTCCCGCACTCCTCGCACTCCCACAACTCCCACTGCTCGATCTTCTCGTACAACTCCTTGAGCGGGTCCCTCCTCACGGGGAACGGGTATACCCGCGCAACCTCCACCGGCTTCCTTCGTGTCACGAAAAACCACACGAAAGCGACCGTCGCGAGGGGGAGCGCAATGAGGAACCAGAGGAACCACATTACTGCCCGCCCCACGCGCAGCCGGAAGAGATACAGCCTACTTCGAGGCGGTCGCCGCCTTCGCCTTCAGGTCGTTGCCCAGCGACACGCACGGCGCAACCTTGTGCTGCACCTCGGACGCCAACTGCTCGACGGACGCCACACACGCGGCCCCGTCGGCCACCTCCGCCGGAGTGACCGGCGGCAGCTTCACGCCCGCAGCACAGCCGACCATCGTCAGAAGGCCAAGAGCGATTGCAATCTTTGCCATGTTCGACACCTTTCTGCGGGCAGTGCCCGCGGGTAGCCTCAAAGCCTACCAAGGTGTCCCACGGTGCCAAGGTCAAGGAATCGTCTCCCCGCAGAAGTCTCCATGAAACCCCGCGCTGTCCTCCACCCCCACAACCGTACACTCCACCTTCCCGCGCCCATTCATGTACGCCCCGACCACATAACCCACGAGGTCGGCGCACACCATCATGTGCCACCCGTGGCTTCCCGCCCGCCCGGGTAGCGGAGGCGTATCCTTCACCACCCACGCGCCGCACAACACTGGCGCCGTTGCGGCATCCGAGGGAAAGGGCACGCCACTCCCTACCGACAGCACCCCCACGAGGGCGACCGCGGCGTGTACTCCGAGCCGCCCCGTGAGGTGCTTTGCGTATTTCGCATACGGGTTCTTCGTCGCCTCGGAGACCACCTCCTTCATTATCATGTTTGCCCGCTCCTCCATGTCAGTTAGACGTACACCAACGAACAAGATTCACGGCGTGTACACCTCCCGCACCACGCTCGTCCCCCGCCACATCCGCGGCGGCTTCAGCATCCCCGCGGCCAACAGCTTCGTTCTCAACTCCATGTGCTGCTTCACGTCACTCACGCACCGCTCCCGCGCGAGGTTAATCCCTTCCGGCAACAACCGATTCGCGCTCCGCCACTCCGACTGATCCATGTCCTTCTTCTCCATCCCTACCCCCAGCATCGCCGCGAGGTTCTTCTGCGACTTACTCAACCCCCGAAACCCGATCAAATCCAACTTCGTATCCTGCGTCAGCTTGTCTTGCAGCGGCGGCATCCCGTTTTCCAACAACGCCCCGTTGATGATCGGAAGGTCGTGCGCCCGTATAAAATGCCCCGTCACCATGTCGGCCTTGTTGTAGAAGTACAAAAACGCGTTCAGCATATGCTTCGGCCGCATCAAGTCACTCAACGAAAAGCAGTACACATCTTTCGGTTGATCCACCCACGCGCACGCAATCACCGTCGGCTCGTCCCCGGTGTACCCCTGCGCGATGTAGTTGAGTGGCCGATTCTCGATGTCGAAGTCGAGAATTCGCATCCGGTTAGGTCTTATCTTTACCCGTATCATCTTCGTACATCACGTCTACGATGTTGGGATCCGGAGGGGAGGGCAACTGCGCGCGTCCCTTGAAGTCGTTAATCTCCGGCAACAGATGATCCTCTTCCCAATCAATCCTCTCCAACCTCTGCTTCAACCCAAACTGCGCCCGGCGTATCGCCTTCAGGCGCTTCTCCCCGCGTGTTTCGCGGATCATGCTAACTCCTTCAGCGCGGCTTCAATGCGCGCTCTCTCCGCTTGCAGGTCCCTTTTCCTGCGCCTGATGTACCCGCCGTCCTTCCGATGGTAGTACCCCCTCGACGCTCGCCGATTGCTTTCCCGATACCGCTCCCGACAATGCCACCACCCTCCCGCACGCATCCGCTTGTCGACGTTCCATTTCATCCCCTCTCCGTGGCACTCGCACAGCGGCACTACTTCCCGGTCCACGTATACACCTCGCCGCCGTCGTCCACGCCCTCCGCGCGCACATCTCCAATCTCGACAAGCTGCGCAATCGCCGCCGCGAGCACATCCACCCCAATCCCCATCCTCGCGAGCGTCGCAAGCAGGTTCGAGCGCTTGATACGTCGCGCACCCCGTATCTTCCCCCGCACCATCCGAAACATCGCGCCCTCGCGAGGCGAATGCACCGTCTCCGCGATTGCGTTCATCCCCGCCATCGTCTCCTGCACCAACCGCTGTGCCGCGGCCATATGCCTCGCCTCAATCACGAGCGGTTCGGTCCGTTCCAGCAGTACGAGCACCATCGCCAACTTGAGAGACATGATGTGTTGCCGATCCCACACCTTGGCCTCTTGCTCTCCGGTAGGAGCCGGACGACCCACAACCCAACGCTCCTCAATAAGCAGGGCGCGGGGGTCGATACCAAATCGTCCGCGAGTCTCGACGATGTTTCCCACTCGGGACCGAAGGTGCTCCAGTAGCTCATCGTAGTTATCTGGGTAGATCGGGCTCGCATACCGCTTCGCGTAATCTCGCGATTCGCATACAAGGATACTACGCCCTGCATACCCGCTGTCGAACACATCGGGGGTTATTGACTTCGCGAACCACTCGGGCGTCGATCCACCAAGCCAATTGATAACTGGCCCTCTAGCGACTGCCCGCACACCGTGCATACGAGTGGCGTTAAGTACCACCGATGAACCAGAGCCTTGATAGAGTCGTACCAAATCGGCGACGAGGGCCTTGGTAAGCTCCCCTCCAGGGAGGTCAGCAAACAGTTCAGACTGCACCAACCAAAAGGCAGCGCCGCTGTCTCCTTCGGGTCGATCTTTTCGTCGTTGGTTGTAGACGAGCGCATCACTCAAGTGCGCCTGCGTGAGGCGCCCCGCGAAGGTGTTGAGGTACGGTTCCGCTTCTTCGGATACGCACGATCGCGCAAAGCCCGTAGCATGGTCTTTACCAAGCCCACTCGGACCAACGAGGAACACAAACAGATTTGGAAAGAGTGGGGAATGTCGGAATCGTATGATAAAGACACGGTCACCAGCGGTAGCCGACACCAACGACAGACAAGCCCATCGGTGAAAGGCTTCCGGCGTGTGGTACTCGCCGACCGCATCTTGGTAGACCCTGAGGAGGTTCCGCGTTTCATCGAGAATGCTCACTCACTGACTCAACGCCTTCTTGAGCGCACTAACCCTCTCGTAGCCATGCGGGTCGTATTCTTTTTCAAGTAACTTCGCCGCATAGCGGAGTTCTCCGGCAAGCGCGGGAAGGATCGCCTTTACAAGACGGCCTTCGGCGTAGCGCTGTAGCGCAGCAGCAGTGCGCGCCATGCGATCCTTGTCCGCATACTCTTGCCGCTCTTGCGTGTAATCCTTGTTCACCCTACTCACAGCACAAACTCCTCTCGCTTGGGAAGTTGCTTAAATTCGGCTTCGCACGCCCAACTCGTCCCCAGCGCAAACGTCACCGGCACCGTCATGGCGTTGCCGTAGTAGACCCGCGGCTGCTCGATGTGCGCCTTCATCATGCAAGCGGTGTCGTACGCAGCCTTCGGCGTTACGCTGAACAACAGTTCGTCGTGAACCTGTAGATGCAGCCGCGAGTCTATAGGCACATTCGCCACGCCGTAGTTATTTATGATGCCCCCCGCCTCAATCTGCGGCGCCCACGAGTACCCAAACCCATACACGTCATCATCCAACCTCGCGTACGGAAACGTCACTACATCGCCCCACGTCGAGACTAAGGCGCGCGTCCGCATCATCACCTGCCTCACGTCTTTAAAATACTCATCGAGACCAGCGTGCGCGTTCTTGTAGTTTTGTATGAACCGTCCGCATTCCTCGACGGAACGGACCACACCTTGTAAGAGTAACGTCTCTTGCAGCTTCTTTGCACCACCGCCACGCTGTACAAGATAGGACGTGGTCTTCCCCAACATACGTTGCTCTTTCGTGACATCCTTCTCACTCACCCTGAAGATGATCGCGGCGTTCCGCGTGTGCACGTCGAGGTCCCACGGCGCGGCCCGCGCAATCTCAATCAGCTTCGGGTCTCTCGACAGCATGAACAGGATACGGGACTCGATCTGGCTCATGTCCATCTTCAAGAAAATGTGCCTCTCGTCGGGCACGAAGATGTCCCGCAACTCTCGATCGCGGTTTTGCAGATTATCCCCGGTCTCGTACGGATTTGCACTCGACGAGAGTCGCGTGCTGACGAAGTTAAACGTACACCGCATCCGCCCGTCAGCGTCGCACTTCCCCCCGGCGAGTTGCTTTCGCAGGCTTGACGCCCTCTGAAAGCCAAGGATCGCTTGGCACAGTGATCCAGCTTCGGTAGGGAACCTCAACGCGAGCCTTCGTATCGTCTCCTCGTCGACGCTTACGGTGCGTATCTCCTTTCCTCGCTCGCTTCTCTTGTACTGCACCGGCAGCAGCAACGGCTTGATCCCCGCCGCCGTCAGCTTCGCAACGTTCTCCTCCCGCTTCTTCTCGGGCAAGCCTTTCGCGCCATACAGCGCGTATCTGATTGCGTGCCCACTCAATCCCGTCTTGGAAACCAGAGGCCCACCAGCAACACATGCCATCTCGGAACTCCGGGTCGTGGCAATCGTTGTGACAGCAGCCAGGCGCCCGTTTCTTCGGGCTTCGTCGAGTCTCACCCCGTGAAGGCTTGCGCGTAGCAACGGCGCAATCATCCTCCCGTGCCTTCGTTCGTACGTCTACCACAGTCCGCTCCTTTCCAGTTCCTCGTTGCACCTGTCATCGCACTCAAACGTCACACAGCAGTCAATCCCGTTGTAGTGCCATAGCGCCTCGTCGTTCCGCGCGAAGCGCACAATCTCGTCCGGGTCCTTGGCTTCGTCCTTCCAGTATGGTTGCCTCGTGAGCGTCGTCCCGAGGAACGCCAAGTCATGCGGCAACCGCGGCCACACCGTGAAGTGCTTCGCTCGCGTGTCGTGCGTGTAATGCCGCACGGGGAACCCCTCACGCGCCAAGATGTACGCATCGAAACTCAACCCGTTGTGCATAATCACGTCCGCGCGTTGCAGCACGTCCCGTACGGCATTCTGCACCGTGACTAAGTCCGACTCACTTTTCCAGTAACCCCGTGTCATCGGCACCGTAATCGAAAGCGAAGGGCTTACCGCAAACCCCACACACCCGATGCTTAGTTTCGTCTTCTTGTTTGGCCTCGGCGTCTCGATGTCGACGGCAACCCTCTGTCCAGACTGAATCTCGTTCAGAAAATCCACCGTGTCGATTCTCGTCGGCGAGATAACGTGCTCCCTCGTCGGCAACACCACCTCCCGCGTCTTCGCTTCGTTGGCTATCCGCGGCCAATCCCACTCCTCGCTCACCCACCGCAACTGCTCCGCCGCCTTGCCCGCCATCTTCCCCCTCGGGAACGTCGCCGCGGGATGGATCGCCGGCACCACCTTGATCGTCCTTCCTCGTGAATCGACGGCTTGCAGTAACGATCCCCGCCATTTCGTAATGCCAGGCCGAGCAAGGCGACCATCCCTCGCGTGGAACGAAACCCGCCCCTTTCCAGTGAGCGCATACAGCGCATAGTTCCCTACCGGCACGATCATCCATGGGTCCTCCAGCGCTCCTAGTCGCTCGTGAAGCCTCGCGAAGGCCCACTCCATCTCGTCGCGTGGTACGCGCTCGATGTCCTTCGGCTGATAGTCAAGGACGTTGGTGATGTAGAAGTCCTCGCGTTTGAGCCCAACCTTGGCCCACCACTCCGCAAGACGGGCGCCCGAAGGGCCAACAAAAGGGCGTCCAGCTTCAACTTCTCGTGGTCCAGGCGCTTCGCCAATGAGCACCAGTCGTGCGGAGAGGCTTCCCTCATCGAGGACCTTCACTCGGGAGCCTTCTCGGCGGCGAGGAGGGCGTCGAGGCCGCAGTCGCATTTGACATGGGCGAATCCCTCATCGTCCGTCCACACCTCGCGAGAGCACGGAGCGAGATGCCCGCCATATACCCGCAGCGCCGCCTCAAGCTGCTCGATGCGCGCCTTGTATTGCGCCTCCATGCGGTCTCCGATCGTGAGGTTCTCACTGCGGAGGATTTCCGCCTCGTCCTCTGCCGCCTCCGCGCGCTTATCAAGGATGGCATTCTCCTCATTCTGAGCGTTGGCGAGCGTCTTCCACTTGTGCAGCTCCTCCCGCAGCGCGGCGTTCTCGGCGTCGAGACGCTCGTTCGCTGCGTACAACCGATCACAGTCTTCCCGATGATCGTTCACGAGTGCCGAACCCGCCACGCCGCCACATGCCGCACCGCACACACCTTGCAATACTTTCCCACCTTCGTCCCTCTCTTCCGCACTCCATCCCGCACATGCCCGTACCGACAGAGCCTCTCGACGTGCCGCCCGCCCACCCGAGCAACCAACCGCCTGGCCTTCTCAACTACGCCTCCGGACACCACCACTCCTCTTGATGATCCTCTAGACGGTGTCGCCCGTCCGTGAGCCGTACCCCGTCCAGATCGCACTCGTCGCACACGTAGTGCTCGCACCCTCGGCACCACTCCTGCGTCAGCCCACCGCACAGGGCGCACGCCTCAGAACGGGACGTCCTCATCGTGCTTCCGTAGGTGTGCCATCAGGTCGCGCCGCTTCACGGCAGGGGAGGGCACCGGGCACACCGGACATCGTATCTCGTCGTCCATCGGGTCTCGTGCCCCACGCACGTACGCCACCGGCGGAGGCGGAGGTGGCCTTTCGACCACCTCGCGCACCGCCTCCTTCGCCGCCTTCACCCGCAACTCCGCCACCCGCCGCTCCGCAGCCTCTCTCACCTCATCGGGCGTCGCCTCGTCGGGCATCTCCAGACGCCCGAGCACCGTCCCGTCCGACTCACGTAGCGTGTACCGCTTCACTCTTCCTCGACCGTGAACGTCTGCCGCGGCACGGCCCGCGTCACTGCCGCACTCGCGCCGTTCGTCGCCCCCGGGCCTTCGGCGAGACTGAACACGCCGTTGATGACGTTCACATCTCGCGCCTCATACTTCCCTTTCGCCTTCTCGTGCTTCACCCCAACCGCAACGTACAGCTTGCACCCCTCCAGCCGTGCCGCGACCGCTTCGAGACTCGCCGCCCCTGCAACCCCCGCACCACTCTTCACCACAATCCGCTTCCACTGCGCCCGGTTCTTCGCCTGCCAGTTCTGCAAGTCCGGTGGCTGCGGGTCCTCGAAATCGGGATCGCGCTCCGTGCCCAACACGAACGTCGGAAAGAACGGCATCCCATTCTGCTCAACGCCCGTGTTCGCGCCGTGCTCGACCCTCAACTCCACCTTTGGCATAATTAGCCCCGGGAATTTCGCGTCGTCTGCTGTTCGCCCTGGCGTCACCTTCGCAATCCGCATCAGGTACGTATCCTTCGGCAGAATCGGGAACCCGAACGCCTGCTCGTTGCTGCTGACCTCACTCTCGCTGTAATCAATCACCCTTCGTCTCCTTTTCCTTCCAGTTTTCCCAAATCGCGCTGTACTGCACCGCGCACGGGTCCGGCGCATTCACCTTGCTCGACGTCGAGCAATTGTACCCGTCACGGGCGCGCGTCTGGAGCATGTAGTTCCCTTTGTCATCCACGTACGCTCGATAAAACTCCGCGTACTTCGTCGGAATGTCCGCTCGCAGCTTCCCCGGCGCCTTCGGGTTGCGAACAAACCTCCCGTTCTCCTCGTCTTTGTCCTCGTCGATGTGCGTCAGCAACGCGACGTTGCACGGCAACCCCGGCAACGTGCCGACGCTGAACGGCTCAACATAATCGCGGGCCGCCGCATGCCACTGCCGCGGCTCCTTCGTATTCGGATTGTCCTTGAACCGCGCCTTGTTGAACGCCGCGAACGTCATGCCAGAGAGCGTATCGAGCACCACCGTCGCCCACCTCCCCGCGTACACATCCTCTACAATCCCCCGCTTCGCCATCCAAAAGTCCTCGAACGCGTGCGGATTCTCCGGGTCTTCATCCCAAAAGCAGTCAAGTTGAATGAGCAACTGCCCAGTCTTGCGACTGTTGACGCGCAGAATGCGGTACGGCTCGTAGAC